CACGATTATTCGGGGAATGGAGACGATGCGACTAACGGCACTACGGGACCTGTCTATAAAACGAATCAAATCGGAACGATGCCAATCCTTCAAATGGGAGAACTAAGCTTTTCCCCGGGGGGATTAGATGATTTCACAGTTGTTGCAGTCCACAAAAAGACAGCCAATAATAGCTTCATTTTGGCGGACAGTTTTATTGCCAATCACCAATTGCGCCGAGATTTTGGAGGAGATAACACGACGTTTTTTTATTCCGGCGGAGCCGGAGTTTCTCCGTCGATCGCCTTAACATCTCCGAACAATTTTATGGCGATGTCCGTCAAACGATCCGGAATTTTGGTTAACTTTCGCGAAAATAAGACTAACAAAGGCGGCGGAAATGAGGCCGGCACTTGGACAACCCATGAAATTGGATCAATCACCTTCGGAGGAAATATCAATCTTGCGGAACTCATAATTTATAAGGGAGTGGCCGTTTCTGACGCAGATCTGGACAAACTGTATGATGAGTATTTGAAACCCCGCTGGGTAACTTTGCCCTGACGGACCACGCGAATTCATAACTTTCTGGTATATGCCCGCTGACAACTCTTCTGGAATTTCCGCCCTCGACACACTCGCAGCCTCCGCCCGATCAGGCGCGCCATCAAACATTGGCACCACGCTAGAGCAGCACCTGGTTGCCGCCAAGGCCCGCAAAGACGAGGCGACTCGCCGCGCATTGAGTATGCCAGGACCGCCCCCAGGTGGGATGACGGCGGCCGATCATGCGAAAATGGATGCGCTCGTGAATGAGCATCGCGCGGCCACGGATCACCACGATTTTATCACCAACATGATCAAACACGCCCAAAAATCCTAATTTATGCCTGATTATCCCCAGCCCCTTGGAAAGTCCATGAAAGACATGGGCATGCCGGTGTCGATGGATTCAAAATCCGCCGACGAGATGATGTATCCCCACGTTACTTTGGAGTGGGACAAAGAATACGATCTCCCGGAAAGCGGAACGATTACTTTTGCTTTCAAAAAGGCGTCGGAGACCACGAATCCAAAACCGCGGCCGGGACAACCGAAACAGCGGGTGGAGCTGGATCTGACCAGCATCGAGGATGTGGAGGAGAGTGAACCGACGGACAATCCTGAAGAGGAAAGCGCGGACGTTCTTGATAAGGCCGCAAAAAAGGCCATGGACGCAGAGAATGCGAGTGAGGACACCGCCGAAGGCAGCGTGGAGGAATAATGATTTTGGTAAATGAAATTTGGGATTCTGCCAAGGAGATCTTCGGTCATTGCAACGAACAGATTCTGTTCAAGCAAATCACCGATGCGATCGAGCTACTTTCTTCGTCTGGAGAAATCGATCCGCTCGTCGGCGTCGTCGACATTTGCGCCGACGGCAACTGCATCACGCTTCCCCGCGAAGTGGAGACGGTCCTGGGCGCGAGCATTTGCGGCCGTCCAGCCCGTGGCGTCGATCAACTTTTCCAATTTCATATTAACGGGCCCGGACTCCGCGATTGCGGAGGCTGCCGGTTCACCCAGACAGACGAGGGTAATTGGCCAACCTACAAAGATCTGAAATGTCCGGCCAAATTGATTGCTTTTTTGGACAACCCGGAGGACGCCGGCAAGATGCTTCGCGTCTTCGGGTTCGATGATCAGAATCGCCCGTTGCGCACGAAGATCGGCGCGGATTGGGAAGATGGATTGCGGGTTCCGATGATTTATGGCTATGCATTGCCATCATCGAGCGACCCATTCGTCAGCCGTATCACCGGCGTCGTCAAGGATCTGACCGTTGCGAATGTGCGGCTGTCCTCATTCGATTCTTCGACGTCGACCGGAACTTTACTCGGTGTCTACGAGCCTGACGAGACGAAGCCCATCTATCGTCGGATCAAAATTCATCCGTGCGGTCCGTGGATGCGAATTGTCTATCGCAAACGCAGCTACGAAATCTTGACGGTGAACGACCGTATCCTGATCCACTCACGGCCGGCGCTTTTGCTCGCAATGCGCGCGGCGAAATGGTATGCCGACGGAGACCTGGGCAATGGTAACGCATACGAGGCGAACGCGGTTCGGCTCTTAACGCAGAAGGAATGGACACTCGGCAATCCGGCGGGGAATCCGGTCCAAGTTATCGACATGAATTCCGCCACCGGCAAGTGTGATTACGTTGACTAATGTCTGGACCACAACTCAATCAAGTTCCGTTCCGATATCAGGACGGAGATTCGACGTTCCTCCCAGGAATGAATTCGTCGGCGGATCCGACGCAGCTTCCTCTCGGAAACTACGCGCGCAGCATGAACACAGTAAATCGCGGCGGCGTGGTTCAGTGCCGTCCAGGATATCGGTGTAAGTTCGCGGCCCCCGTCGGCAACCTTCAGGGCGGATCATTCTTTTTTCCCAAACAGGGAAGCCCAGTTATCGTCTTCGGCGTCGAAGGACTACTCTACGTCTCGGAATTCCCGTATGTCGACTATCGGCAAATTCCGGGCGTCGAGTTTGTTTCCTTCGCGCGGCAATTGTTTTTCAAACAGGTCGAGCAATCGATCGAGATCCAGCCGGATGGAAGTCTGAAGTTCATCACGCCCCGCAATCTTCTCGTCATCCAGGACGGCGGCCAGACTTCACCGGTCGTCTATGACGGCACGACGGCGACGCATCAAAAAGGACCGGGCACCATTCCCCTAGGCGGTCCGATGGAATGGATCGGGGACCGGCTATGGGTCGCCCGTGGCACGAATGTCTATGCGTCAGATCTCGCGAATCCGCTCGGATTCACGGAGTCTCAATACATCACGACCGTCGATGCATTCATTTTTCCGGGCGAAGTCACTGCGCTTTCCCGCACGCCTAGCGTTGAATTTCCGCAGCTACTGGTTTTTACGTCGTCAACCACAACCTTGCTACAAGCCTCGATTCGCGACCGAAGTCAGTGGTTGACGACACCTGATTTTCAGAAGACTCTCTTCCCCAACATCGGCTGCACATCGCAACGATCGGTCGTCGCGCATTACGGTTTGTTGTGGTGGTGGTCATTGTACGGATTGACGTCGTTCGATGCCGCGGTTCTGAGCAAGCAAACTTCAACACTGCCCCATCGCGACACGGAGATGTCGGACAGCAAGGCCCGGTTGTCGGAGGATGTGTCGGGCATTGCATGCGCGGCGGTGGAAAATTATCTGCTTGCCAGCGTGCCCTATTGTGATCTCTACAACTCACACACCTGGGTGATGGACAACTCGGCGTATCAGACTATTAATACCATGGCCCCGCCGGTGTGGAATAGTTTTTGGACGGGCACTCGCCCGGTGTGCTGGTTGACGGGAGAAGTCAACGACACTAGCGCGGTGTTTTATTTTTCTCGGGACTACGATGGCAACAATCGGTTGTGGGAAGCATTCATACCCGACCGGCTCGACGACGGCTGCCAAATTACTTGGTATCTCGAAACGCGAGGATATTACGTCAAGGATCCGCTAGGCCCGAAACAATTCCGCTTCGCCGACATTTTTCTGGGAGAATTGGCGGGCACCGTGGACATTGCGGTATTCTGGGCGGGCACCACGCGAGGAAAATACAAGCGAATTTTGACCAAACGGATTCACGCGACGCGCGGGCCGATTCGCGCCAGTGACGTGCTAACCTCGGACGAGATTCTGTTCAGTCTCAAAAAGCAGTCCCGCGTCATTCGAACCCAGGATGCCAAAACGATCTCTGTCAAGGACACGCAGTCATCGTGCGGGGTAGAACGAGACGCCGCTGAATTCATCGATGAATCGTTCCAGCTATTGATTGTGGTTTCGGGCCCGGGGGCGATTCGATCTGTGCAGACTTTCACAGATCCCCAGGAGGGTGAAAAACTGAGTGGAGCCTGCGAAGATGATGAAACGGACTTTCATGAAGTTCGATTTGACGGGGCCGCGGAGAAGAATGCTGATTTTGAGAAAGCCTTGGCCAAGCTCGAAGAGGATGATATCATTTTTCGATCCACGAAAACCGCAACGCTCACTTCGCAAGGATTTTCAGAAACTGCTCTCGGCGAATCGCAAAGCACGATCTCCCAACAGACCGCAGATCTCGTGGCCGAAACGATCGCGCGTCGCAAGGCATCGCACGAACTGGAGGCAGTCTTGCCCGCAGTCGTGAGCAAGGGGGGAGCATGATGCGCCAATACGATTCGTTCAATCCGATCACGCGCCGCGGATTGCGCATTCATTACATCTCTCCATTCATTTGTCAGCTCGGGGCCGAAGCGTCGGGTTCTGGATTTGGAGGATCCGCTAGCATCGACATCTCTCCGGTAAGTCGATTGCCCGGGCCGGCGTCGTTATCGATTAACGGCACCGTTTTGGAATGGTCGTCGCAGCCCTATATTTTTGCCTACGTGATTTACTACGCGTCATCCGTAAATGGTCCATTTTCATTACTGACGTCGAACGTTCTTGCGACACATTTCAATATCGCGGGAGAATTGGCAACAGGAAATTATTTCGTGAAGGTGACTGGAATCGAGCCCACCGCGGGAGAGACACTGCCATCACCAACGATCGCAATCACGGTTTCATGATTTTATGGCACTTAAAAAAACAAACTTGATCCTCAAAGGTGCGCCGTTGCCGGTGGACTTCGAGGGGGATTTGCAAATGCTTTTCGAGGCGATGATCGAGCGGCTTTCGATTCTTTCGCCGGTGGGCACAAATTTCTTTGTCGTCGGTGATATCGAGCCCTCGTCGGATCTCGGCCCCTGGCTGAAGGGCGGCACACAATGGTGGGTCTTCTCGGCGACCGCCGGGCATTACGTGCCGATCGACATCTCGGCGTCGCTGCCGAAGTTTGCGTTTTTCCAGGCGGACGATCCGGGCACTCCGGGCGACACAGATCCGCTCATTTGGATACGGACAGTGGAAGATCGCATTGCCGGAATTTATGGCTGGAACGGAACTGCGTGGAAGGCTTCGGGGAATATTCCCAACAGCGGAACGACCGCGCAACGTCCCGCAACTCCGGGGGATCTAGAGGAATATTTCGACACCGACATCTCGGTGTTGTTGCGGTTTGAGCGTGGCGCATGGCGCACGTCGGCGGGATCTCCCGGCGATGTCAAAGCTACCATGGCGGCTACTTTGGCTGCCGCACTAACTCAAAATCCCGGATGGTCATATCTCGGGGATTCTGATCAGTCAATTCGGGGCCGTGCGATCGGCATGGCTACGAAAGATCCCGGCGCAACTCCAATTGCGTCATTTCCCACCGATTCGGGCATATCCGAACGAGCGAGCGGAGATAAAGCTGGCGCAGAAACGGTCACGCTGCAATCGGATGAAATTGAACAACACACCCACGAAATCGGGCATGCCACTGCCCTGGGGGCCAATCATACCCTGCTTTTGCATCGGGTTGATGACGGGCAAGATCTCACGATTCCGGCCCCTCTCCCCCCGAATCACTGGCAGAGCAATCCCGTCAATGGTTCGGATCCATCCGCCGCAGAGGGGGATACCAAACCCGGAACTGCCGGCGATGGACCCACGGGCACCAAATTCATAACAGCTACGCAATACAGCAAAGCCAATGCGGACAGTCTCACTAAAGCGGCCCAACCACACGAAAACGTGCCCCCTACTCTTTATCTTTGGCATCTCGTCAAGGACTAATTGACAAGGGGCTCGATCCCAGAACTTTAGGCTCGTGGACAACCGATTGATGATCCTGGATGACTTCCTTCCGGACGCGCACGCGTATCGAGAAGTGGCTCTGGCACAGGAGTATCGGACCGTCACGGGTCCGGACGGGGAGCGGTATCCGAATGTGTCAATGCGCGAGCCCCGAGAATTTGCCGATCTGATTGAAAAAGCCATCGGCCGGCCGATTGTGCCTCGTTATACTTTTCTTCGATTCGGGACAGAACAGGATCCCGCAGGAACCCATATCCACGCGGATGCCATCGTCGAAGAATATGCCGCGCTTCTTTACTTGACATTGCCAGAACATTGTGCTGGCGGAACGGCGTTTTGGCGGCACAACAAAACGGGGTTCTCCTGGCTGCCGAATGAGCAAGAAGTGCGACGCTTTGGAAAGAGTCCGGCACGCGTCGAGGCCGAACTCCGCGCGGATGCCGAGGACATCACCAAGTGGGAACAGATCAGCAAGGTTGACATGAAATTCAATCGGATGGCGTTGTATCCAACGAAACGTTTTCACTCGCGAATCTCCGGCGGGTTCGGCACCAATTTGCAATCAGCGCGGTTGACCTGGATCACATTTTTTTCGCCAGCATGAACAAGATATTTATTTTGCCATCGGCCGAACTTAATCGGGTCCACCCACTGATCCCAAAATTTTTGGAGGAATTTGGTCATCCGGAGCCTTTCAATGCGTGCTCGTTCAATCATTTCTGGGCCGTGCTTTACGGCGCAGACATGGGCCGAATTTTGGTTGTCGAGATAGACAATAAAATTGTCGGTGCCTTGGGATATTCGATGCATACGGATCCCTACACTGGCGTGAAAGTTGTTAGTGAGCAGTTTTGGTATGTTGATCCGGAGTATAGGTCGAGCGGAATCGGAATAAATTTAATTGGCACGTTCGAGCGTCGAGCCCAGGAACTCGGGGCAGATTGGATTTTTTTGTGTAATCTCGCCGGCCTACGGGGTGAGAAAATGGATCAGCTTTATACCCGCAAGGGTTACAAACAGATGGAGCGCGTCTACTGGAAGAAAGTCGAAGGTAAATAATGACCGGAATCGCCGCAGGTATCGCCGTCGCCGCCACGGTAGCAGTTGCTGCCGCTGCCACCGCTGTTGCTAAAAAACAAGCCGCAGACAAGGCCGCGAAGGCGCAAAAAAATGCCATTAATCAGCAGGAACAGCTTCTTCGAAAGAAACTGGATCCAGCAGCACTTAATCGGCTCGCGCAACAGACCGATAAAGAGCGAGCGCTTAATCGGATTGAGCTTCAAAAGGAGGTCGATCCGGAGATCGCACAGCTCCGAGAATTCAGCAAACAGAAGCTTTTGGATTTGGCCCAGCAGCCGGAATCCACGCGGCAGACGACTCAAGTTGCCAATCAACTTTTTCAGGAGGGTATCAAAGAAGATCCGCGCATTACTGCGCTAAAGGATTCAATCATTAATCGTGCTCAGGAAGACTTCAATGCTGGAGCTACGCTTCCGCCGGAATTCCAGGCAGAGCTAGTTCGGGCGGGCATCGACCAGGGCGCACAAGCTGGAGTCGGCACGGCTGGTCGGACCGTAGGCGGATTGACTTCACGGCTACTCGGCAGCGCGGGGATCAATCTACAAAATCAACGCACCGCAGAAGCCACGGCGCTTACGGGCGCAGCACAAAATCTCACCGATGAACGACAGCGAATTCTCGCGAATATTTTTCCGACAGTGAAGTCCGTGGAAGATGCCCAAGCAGGCCGAGCCGCGGCCGGGCTCGGAATCGCGGAGGGCATGTTGCCTGAGTCCGGATTGACTGGCCAGCAGGCGGTCGACATTGAAATCGCGAAGAACAAAGGAATGGCAAATCTTTTGGGTCAGCGGGGAAATATCAACGCGCAAAAGGCGATTGATCAAGGTCAATACGTAGCTGGTTTGATCGGGGCCGGCAGTAGTTTGGTTTCAGGAGTTGCAGGAGCTGGCGGAGTTGGCGGGGCGGGGGCCGCGGGTGGGGCTGGAGGAGGCGGATTTAATTATGCAGGCCTCGCTCAAAATTACATGGCGATTCCTAACAGCGGTGGAGGTACCATAGATACTGGAACCTACGGCAACCGAAACGCGCAACAATCGGCGAATTACGCCTATCTACAATCTCTTTACCAATAACAGCTATGCCAGGAATTGGATCTGATCGTGCGGGCAGTATTAATATTGCACCCATCGCAAATTTCGGGGATACCAACGCTGCACCCAAGGGCATCGGCGATTTGATGCAAGCATTTCGTGACGGGTTTATTACCGTCGACGATTTAACGAAACGGGGGCTCGCCATGCCGGCAGAATTTGCGGCAGCCGGTCAGAATACCCAAGATCAGCTTCAATTGCGTCCCCTCGCGCGGCAGCAACAGATCGGCGCGCTTTCATCGGATATCCAATTGCAACCGAAACGCGCTTCGAACGCCATGGCGGCGGAAGATTTGCGAGCCGGCCAAATCGCGGCCGCAACTGAAGCGCTGCCTACGGCCGAGGAAACCCAGGCCAGCCGGGCTGAACGCGCAAAATCGGCGCAGCTCCGAAACGCGTTAGCGAGTGATGTGCCCCAGGTGAAGGAGAACGCGATCGCGAATCTTTCCACAGATCAGCTTTATAATACCTGGACTGCCGCGCATGGTCAGCCGCCGCCAGACAAGATTGAAATTCCGAATGTGGACAACACGATGACGCCGGCTCCAATTGAGGATTGGATCATCAATACCTACGGGCAAAGCGCGTTGGCCGGGGATGCCCAGGCAGTGATCAATCGTCCAGATATTCAAGCCGCATACGCAAATTATGTCAAGGAAGCTCGCAATCGACCTCTGACGTATTTCAAAGGCGATCCGCAATATGATGCGAAGCTTCGAGCGGATCTTCAACAAGCCGATTTGAAGAATGCGATTCAGGGGGCGGAAATCAAAGCATTGCCGGGCGTGCTCGAAGCGAAGGCCAAAGCTGCGGAAGCGCCATCGAAAGAAAATGAATTCGCCACTAAGCTACGCGCAGAAATATCGACAGATGCCGGGATGAAGACTTTGACGGAGGAAAATAAATTCGCCACTCGAATTTTGAATCTTACCGCGAAGCCCAATCCCACGAACGCCGAAGCGCTCGCGGCTCTTGAGGGATATATCAAGCTTCTTGATCCGAACGCTGTCATTCGCCAGGGCAAATTAGTCGTGACTCAAGAAATGACTCCGAAGCTTCAACAGATCGGAAAACTTTTCAATCGGATCGGTTCGACGACGGGCGGTTTTTTGAATGCGAACGACATCGAGCAACTTCGTCAAACTACGTCGGAGATCCAGGCGGCCACTAATCGCGAGGCCCAACAATTTTTGAAAGTTCGACAAAATGCTCTGATTGCGAATGGCATTGATCCGAATCAAGTTTTCACGCAGGATCAGCAGGCTATTTTGGGCGGCAATCTTCAGCCGGCCCAGGGGGCAACGAGTCCAGCCACCGCCAGCGGTGTGCAGCCCGGGGACGTCGTCACACTCAAAGACGGACGGCGCATCAAGGTCAAATCGGTGACTCCGCAAGGTATTATTCCGGACCCTACATTCACCCAATAACATGGCCGATACCATCATTCCGTTTGATCAAATGGCGACGCTGGACAACCCAGTGTTCAAAGCTGCGGGCATTGCGCCGGCCCCCGAACCCGCGGCCATCCCGTTTGATCAGATTCAATCGGCCCCGCCCCAGACGATCGACGTTTCGCAGATTTCCAATGTCGACAGTTTTCCCCGTCGGACTACCGATGATCTACAAAAGGACGATACTTTCGATCCTCGAAAATATTTCGCGGACAATCCGGATGTCGCCAAGGATCCGGCCCAGCTCCAGAAGCTGATCGATGTTTATCGCGCACGACGCGAGAAAGGTGTCACGCTTGGCGCGGTTGGGGAAGCCGTCAAAGCGGCCCCGGGCACCGCAGTTAAATTTGCCAAAGGGCTTGGAACTCTTGCGAATAACGTATTCGAGTTTTCCGGATTGCAACCCGCTTTTAATGCCGCCGCTTCGGTCATTATTGGCGATGCCTTCGACACTAAGCGCGCCAATGCGCTGCGCCAAGAATCGGAGAATCGTGCGCGGCAGGCCTATTCTGAATTTCAAGCAGGCACCGAATTAAGTGCAACTGGGCTTTCGGATTTGGCCCGAACTGGAGCGCGTAAGATCTTTGGAAAGCCCGTTAAGGATTTGTCCAATCAGGAGTTGCTCGCCCAATTAAGCGAGGATGCCGCGTTTCAAAATCAATTGCGGGAAGTGCAGTCCGGCAGGGGAGAATCATTGAAAAATGCCGGACTCGATGCCGATACGCTGGCTAAGGAGGGGATTCATCTCGATTCGAATGCGATTGAAAACCTCAGTCTCGTGGATCCGGCGACCGTCATCGCAACCGCTGGACTTTTCAAAGTTGTCGGCACCGGCGGCAAAATTTTGGCCACCGCAGCAAGCGAGGCCGGCGCAGCGAAGGCTGCGACAGCCTTAAATAATCTGGCCACTCAAACGGCCGGCAAAGCCGTCCAGGGATTAGGAAAAGCCGTCACGGCGGCGGGTGAGAAAGCCGCCGGAGCCGTCGGGGCTATTCCTACGCCATTGGCCGAAGCCGGCGGAGCGGTCGGTGGAGCGTTGACTTCCGGTAACGTTGAAGGAGCGTATGTCGGTGCGAAGGCCGCACGAGGGCTTCAATCCGGGATCGTTAAAGCTGGTCAGGCCGCGGCCAACGTTGGCGAAAGCATCACCAATTTGGGCGAACAAATCACTGGTCAAGCTCCGATTTCGGCGGGAGTCCAGAAATTGGCGAATTTCGCGAACACGTATGGCCGGCCGATCACCGGCGCGGTCAAAGGAGCCGCAGTCGGAACCGCAGTCGCTGCACCGCTTGCGTTGCTGGCGGACGAGAATCAGACAGCCGGCGGAATTTTGAGTGGCGGTATCGCACTCGGTGGTGTAGCCGGCGGTCTTCACGGCACGTTCGGCGCAGTGACGGATGCCGCAGCTAACCGATATTTCGGAGCACATGAGAAACTTTTGCCGCCGGTCAATTCGCCAGCCTATGGGTTGGATCCCGCGCTCGATGCCGCGCATCAATCGGCGATGCAAGCATTGCCGATCCGGGAACGGAATCTGATTAACAACTTCCGCGAAGGGACTCGGAATGTGGGTGGAGAATTCTATGCGCTCAACGAGGCCGAATACAGCCGCCAGGTTGCCGAAGCGTATAAACGCGAGACTGGAAAAGACATTTCTCCGGATCTTTTGAAGAAATATGCGGACACGCACGCGCAGTTCAGTGAATATCGGCCGGATGCCAACGGCAACGTCCGCAAGGTTGTTTTGTTGAATGCGGACGCGCAGGGATTACTGCATGACGCGGGACATCTTTTTGACGCATCACTTTCGCCGGAAGTCGCGGATTCGCTGCGACAAGCCGTTCAGCAAACGTTCACCCCCGAACAACTCGCGGACGCGCAGGCGCGTTACGAGCGCCGGCTTGGCGAGAAAATCACGCCCGATCGCGCGATGGATGAATTCATCGCTGAACAATTCAACGCGCTTTTCCACAATGTGCCGTTGAATGAGATGACCGCGCCTCCGTCGTTGCTCGGCAAATTCACCGACACGATCGCCAAAGGAGCCGAAGCGCTGGGCATCGATCTCACGGGTGGGAAAGTTACGCCATCCCTGGGCAATCCGCTTTCGGTGGGAATGCGAGAGCTTTTCAAAAACGCAGCTTCCGAAATTGTCAAGGCCAATGAAACGAACCCGAACAGTAATCCTCCGCCGACTGCGCCAGCCGGACCTGCGCCAGCCGGACCTGCGCCAACTCCAGTGCCCGCCGCGCCCGCCGCGCCTCGCCCGGCAGTCCGAAACATCCGGGTAACCAGAGCCCAGCAGGATGCGTTTGCGAAACGTGCGGCCGAGACCGGCGTAACGGAAGCGAAAGCCAACGCTGCCGGCGAACCCGAAACTGCCGCGCGCGTCAAAGAAATTTCTGATTCGATGGAGGCCGGGAACCCTGTGCTGGAAATCGAGCACCTGGGCATCACCAACGAAGGATCGCCCGCCGCCCCCACCGGCCGCACCGCGCGCCGTGGCGAACAGGCCGCCGGCTACGCTGAACTGGAGGCGATCCGCGCCGATAACCGCGCCAACGCGCCGGAGTCTATCGTCAATCAGCACCAGAAAACTTTTGTTCCGGTGCGCTGGACCAACCAGGGCGGAACTCCGACGTTGATCGCGATGTCGCTGGACAAGGTCATCTCCAACATCCATCAGATCGTCGCTGACGCCGCAGATAAGAATTCGTCTAGGCTTATTCCCTATCCTTCGGAGAACGGCAAGCTCACGGAAGCCGGCTGGAACAAGGCGATCGCTGACGCCCAAGCATACGCCGAGAATCAATCGAACGGATTCCGCGGTGACGGCCGGCAGCTCGTCCGGCCGACGGAAGATCTGGGATTTTCAATTCCGGCCGAGAATCCCGATTACAAACCGCAGCTCCTGGGCGAAGCTGAAGCGAATTTCCAGAATTTAATCCAAGGGCTCGCCACGCCGGAGACCGCCCGCGAACAGAAGGGACTCACGCCCGGCAATATCAAAGGCCAAGTGTTGGCGGAGGCCAATCAGCGGCCGACGTTGACGCCGTCGCAGATCAAGCCGAAGAATCTCACGAAACAGGAATTCAAATCGTTTCCCGGTCGATCACTCAAGGAAGTGAATCCGCTGCGCAATGAGCTGGCGAAGGCTGGGGTTGACGTGCGAGATCTGATCGAAGTCACAGAACGGATCCGCGCCAAGGACATCGCGAGCGTGAAGCCACGCCCCGACTTGAATTTCAAGGCACCCGTCACCGACATCATCCGGGGTGGATTTTTGCCCGGAGAATCGGTAGATGATCTCGCAGACAGGATCCGCGCCACCGACGCCGTTGGATGGCAAAAGCTGACGACGGATATGGGCGGGCTCACCAATGCCGCCTATAAGCTGGGCCAGGGTTTGAAAGACGTATCCGACGTTCAGAAGCTTCGCCAATACGAAGCCGAGTTTCAGGCACAATATGACGCCGCGAAAAAAGCGGGAGATTTCGACACGATGTTCCCGGCGGCCACGAAGAAACAGTTTTTCACCGAAGCGATCGAGACGGCAACCGGCGAGAAGCCCGGCAAATATAACACGATCGCGCGCGTGCTAGGCCCGGATTGGAAGCCACCGTTTCCTCAAGAATCGGCAGGATCCAAGTTCTTACCCAAGCCAGAACCGGCCACGGTCGAGAAATTCAAAGACGCGAGTCCCTACGTGAAGGACGAAGCGGGCAATCCGAAAGTCTTTTTCCATGGATCCTTCAAGTCGGAGGAGTTGGTCGACTCGGGGGCGTGGGACATCTCCAAATCCTATAAACGCAGCTTGTTCGGCCCAGGATTTTATTTCACGGATTCCCCGAAGGCGGCTGGAGGCCCCTATCTCAAGAACAAAGTTCGAGAATTTTTCGGATTAGAACCGCTCGGGTATGCCACAAAACCCACGGGTCATCACCTGCCATTTGGCATCCCCGAATCCGGAAGCAAGGCACCCCCGTCTCCCGGAGTGGTGGCTGCATTTCTCGATCTAAAGAATCCTTTTGACATCGAAAAAACGTATTCTCCGAAAGAGGTTCAGGAAATCGCCAAGAATGTCGATCCCTTCAACAAACAGCGATGGATTCCGGAATTGGCTGCCCCGTGGGAGGCATTACAAAAAACCGGCGGCACCGGAGGACAAATTTTTCAGACCTTGAAGGAGCATGCGCTATACACGGAATCTCCGGGAGCAGAGCAAAGTCGACAGGGTCAGAACTCTTACGGAGAAAAATTGACCAAGGATTGGCTTGAGAAATCCGGATTTGATGGTGTCACGTATCTCGGCGGAGTCCGGCGAGCGGGGGTTGGACTCCATTCAGTGGTCGCGGCCTGGCATCCCGAACAAATCATCAATGCATTTGATCAGGGAGGAACTCCCGGAAAATTTTCCAGCCCTAAAAATGTCTCGCCCGACGAGATCAAATTTTTACCTCGAACGGACGCCGGCAAAAAGCTGGCCGACGAAGGATTCGACTTCCGAATCTCTGGGCAGCCCGGCACTCGCGGCGTGACCGTTTTGAAGGACGGCGTTGCGGTTGGAGAATTCCAATCGGCCCAGCGCACGCCTGACGTCGCGGAAATCTCTGGGGTTGGATTGCTCCCGAAGTTCCGCGGCTCGGGAGCCGCCGAGGCGGCATATCGAGAATTGCTTACTCAACTCAAGGAAGATGGAGCGAAGAAGGTTGAGGGCACCGTTGTCGCCCCCCAACCATTGGCGATTCGACGAAAGATTTTTGGTGGATTCGATAAACTGGAATTGAATGGCAAGCCCGTCAATATTAATGATGCACTTCAGGCGGCTAACGAGATTAAGACATCGCGCGAATTGCTCAATATCGAAGCGGTGAACGAGATCAAACCCGAAATGCAATTCCTCCCAGGCGAGGAAACAGATCAAGCCCGGCGATCCGGATTGCTGCCGGACAAGGCCCCGCCCCGCACTCCCTCGCAGCCGATCCGGGATCTCGCCGCGGCGTATGCCGAGACGGCCGGCATCAATTACAAGCCCGACTCGACGTATGCTCCGGTCGATCCGAAGCTCGGACGCAAGATCGCGGACTTCTACGACGCTGCGAAGTCGAACCCCGAAGATCCAAAGGTCAAAGCTTCCTACGACGCGCTGATCACGGAGACCCAGGCCCAGGCGAAGCAGATTCTGGACGCCGGCTACACGATCGAGCCCTACATTGGCGACGGCGAGCCCTACAAATCCAGCGCGGATATGGTTGCCGACGTGCGCGACAACAAGCACCTATATTTTCTCCAGACGGACAAAGCGATCACCGGCGGCACGGGCACCGACAATCCCATGTTGGAGCAGTCCACGGTGGTGCCGGGCCAGCGTGTAAACGACGTGTTCCGCTGGGTGCATGATTTCTTCGGGCACGCCAAAGAGGGCTACCAGTTTGGCCCCCGCGGCGAATTCAATGCGTGGCGGGCCCACAGCGAGATGTATTCGCCCGAAGCCCAGGGCGCGCTGGCGGCTGAAACGCTCGCCCAGAATTCCTGGGTGAACTACGGCAAGCATCTGGAAGGAAAAGACGTCCCGCCGACGGAACGTCCATTCGCCGAACAGAAGAATGTCGTGGTGCCGCAAAGTCTGATCGATGAGGCAAAAGCCGTCGCCGCTAGCGGGACAGCCAATTTTTTGCCAAAGCAGAAAGAGATTCCCCCGGAAGACGTCCAACGACTCAAAAATACCTATATCGCGGACATGGGTCAATATCCGGGATTGATAATCCAGGTTCCGTCAGAACGTATCCAGGCTTTCCTCAAAACGCTAACGCCCGATGATTTACTGCGTCCGAATGCAATTTCGACCCAAGTGAAACTTCGGGTGGTGTCTCCGAATGGGAAGGCCAAAGAATTCGGACCTTTCTACGCAAGCCGGGGATCTGATCGGGTGATTCGAGATCTCGAACAAGCTGTCGGAATAAAGCGTGAAGTTGGTCAATCAGATGTGGAATTTTTCCGATCCGAAAATTTCACATCCCCTCTTACTTCTGACGAAGCCGCAAAAGCGATGGGCCAAACCCTCGTGCAAGGGCGTGATGTGCTGGGTCCGGCGTGGTTATTTCGAGATGGAAAGGCCATAGAAGGCGACAGCGGAATGTATCATGACGATGCGGTCGATGGATTAAACGCCGCCGGAACGGTGGATGCCCGATCACCCGAACAATTTCAGGCAGAGACCGGAGCCGTTCGACTCGGAACATTTTCTAGCGCTCGGCATATTTCAGATTATGGGGATGCCACTCTCGGCATTTCGCTCTCTCGCAAGATGTCCGGGGCGCAGCGGACCGAGATTCTTGAGTTGCTCAAAGGAGAAGTGAAAGAGGGCAACCCCCATTTTTCCGAGATCGCGGTAGACATCATCAAAGCCGACGGTTCAATCTATGCAGGACGCACATTTAATTATCCATCCCAGCGGGGAATGCTGGCTCGATTTTTGAATGATCCATTTTCTGAAGAATTCGCGGCTGCTAAAACAGGAGAGAAATTTTTGCCGCGCGAAGACGTGCAATTCTTGCCCAAGAAAAACGCCCAGGAAAATAAAGCGTTGGAATTTCCCGCTTACGTTGTCCCGGCACCGCAGAATCGCGGCCTTGAACGGACCGTCGATACCGGCGGTGCAACCCGAGAATTTTGGCTCAATTCCAAGACGGGCAAAGTCATCCTGGCCCCGGATGGACACGAAGAGGCGGCCAACGCTACCGTGCTTCTGGACGAACCTGCGATCCGTGATTCCGGAGATCTGGCGGCCGTCTATGACGCCATGCAATCGCGTGGCTGGGTCCGCGGAGTCATTGAGCCGCATGGCGCGACAAATCCATCAATCTTTTTGAACGGTGCCGCCGACGTAGTCTTGAGTGCCCCCGCGCGGCGGACGATGGAAGACATCGCTTTCAAGAACGACCGACCGGTTTTGCTCAATGATCGGTCGACGGATATTGGTCCGGCCGCGGAACCCGCCGGAGGACTTTATCTGCCAAAGAAAGTGAAGCGCGATGAAGAAGGACGGCCACTGACGCGCGATGGGCTGATTGATTACGAACGGCTCTACAAGGAAAAGATCGCCGCCGAGAAGAAACAACAGCGCGAAGAGGCCAACAAGCCGACGAAAAATTATGACATCCCGAATAATCAAACGGAATTGTCTCCCAAAGGATTGACCGGCTGGATTCTCCCCGACAAGAAGTTCGTGCCCCTGGAGACCCAATATCATGAACAATACCTGGCGGACAACGCGGATAAATTGAACGCGCAGTTCGGAACGGATTTCTCAAACGAGGCGAATGTCGATAGCCGACTCGCGGCACTCAACGCCGGATTCACGCGGCTGCGCTATGAGGCGAATCGGGGCGCGCTGCACATCGAGACGGCTGCCAAGAATTGGGCCGCCGCCCGCAAACAGATTCTGGACCGAGTGCTGGAAGCTGAAGGATCCATCGACAATTTGATCGTGAGTCTGTTGGACGAAAACGGTAAGGTGGTGGATTCCATTAACGAACGGCTGTTCAACCTGGACGGACCGGAAAAGCTGAACAAGATCGAGGAAGCGCTAGATTCGCTTCGCGCGCGTGGATCCCGATATTTGCCCACGTCGAAGAATTCTTTTCCGGAAGATCGAGTGGAGGACGTTAATCGTTGGCCGAAATTTAATCAACTCGTCGGCCTATGGCTTAGTCCAGACGGAGAATTCTTTGATGCCCGTCCAGATCATTACCGGTCCGCAGAAAAATTTATTGTTCCTGAAACCGTGGGCAACAAAGAAGATCCCCGCGATGCTGCGTATAAAAAGGGATGGGTGCGTGTCAACTTGGACGGTTCGGGGCGCGACACCGGGGATGGACAGATTTTGATCGAAGGTGCGAAGCCTAATCGAACACAAAAACAAGCCCTGGAGGATGCCGCGTTTAGCCAATCTCTACCGGTCAAGGATGACAATGGGCAAGAAGTGATTGAGAATCCTAATCCGGAAAGTAAATTTTTGCCCAAGGAGCAATCGTTGCCCGGACTCAAAGCCGCGGTCGAGGATGACAAGACCAAGCTAGCCGAGAACGCGATCGCCCGCGCCAAGAATGAATTCCCCGAAGCGCGACTGCCCGTCTATGCTCGCGATGATCAGGGGAACGTGCGGCTGAACTGGGAAGGCGCGCCATTGACAGTTCCCGTCGACTACGATCTGTCGAACACCCCGCTCGCCAAAGAGGCGGCCAAAGGATTGAAGGGTCCCGAACGGGAAAAGGCCATCGCTGCCGCGCTGGGCGACAAGCTGGTGCGGGAATACAAATCCGCGGTGAAGAATCCCGCGATCGAAGCCGGATCGAAATGGTATTCGACAGCACGGACCCGGCTGAAAAAGTTGCTGGGTGATGACGCGAAGTTTTTTGCTGAATTGCTAGGGGCAACATCGCCGCAGACTGGCGTGGAAACGAATTTCAAATACGCGGTGGAAGCTTACAATCAGTTCAAGGCCGGCGCGTATGACGAGATCCTGGCGAAGTATCGCGAGGGCAAAAAAGCATGGGCCGATGCCGACATCGATGAATTTCTGCGGGATACGAAGATCGAGAATCCAACGCGTGGACAATTCCTGGACTGGTGGGTCAAGAAGAACAATCTGATACCGCTGCAATCGAACGGCAAACGATTCGGACTTCACAGCCGCGCCGTGTTGCGCGTGCTGGACCGTAGCTGGCTGTCTGAAGTGAAGGGGCCTAAGACCCCGAACTTTACCGGCAATCTTACGGGCGAGACTTTTGAAGCGACGATCGATGTCTGGGCGGCCCGCGCGCTGCACCGGCTGGCCAACGAGGGCAACACGAAACGATGGAGGATTCTGCCGGGCAACGAGACCGGGGTGACGGATCCTGATTTCTATCTGGGCCAAGCGGCTTACCGTCATGCCGCGGAGAAACTCGGCATCAAGCCGGACGCGTTGCAAGCCGTGTTGTGGTTCGCCGAAAAAGACTACTGGGAAAAGAAAGGCTGGACCAAAGCCGTCGGCGCAACGAAGTCCGATTTCAATTCATTGCTAGGCGAGACAGAGCGCACCCCCGAAGGCAAATTGACGCCGAAGAAACGACAAAAAACCCTCGAACTATGATTACTCCCGAAGACTTCAAACTGACGCCGGACGAGATGAAAGAACTCGTTACCGGCGCACAGAAGTATTTATCGCCGGAGCCCGATCCGGCCGACGAAGAGACCTTGACGACAACGCTTCCGAAACCCCAACCTTAATCTAGCTATGGCCTTGAATTTGACTCCCCAGGATATCGTTCCCGCGGCTCCGTCGGACCAGACGGCCGCAGCAGTGCCGCCGGCGTCAGAACCGGCGTCTGATAGCGCGACATTGCCAGAAGAGGTTCTGGCAATTCCGGCTATGCACGGGCTATTAAATGGTGCTCCGCCGGCGATCTATTCGCCCAACGTCCGCCGTAATGATCCCGATTTGACCATTATCGCGAAGAATGCAGATCCGCTGGTAAACGCCGGGTTTGGGTTTTACAAGTCCAAAGATGGAAAATACAGCGTGCTTTTCAATACGGCATATATTTCAGAAAACCAATTGAAACGAGCGGATGCCGCTGGGCATCTCACCCAAGTGGCGGCCCCTTTCGATCAGGTCCGAAGCAGCTATGACGCCGCGATCGCCGGTCCTGGCGCAGCCCCGACTACCGCTCCTATTGCAACGGATGCCGCTCCAGCCCCTGTGCCGTCAGCGGTTGCCGCGCCACAGCCGTTAACGCCTCCGATCTCGTCCGGAACACAACAGAAGATCACCACGGCTCGGCTGAAAAATCTTTCGCTCGGAAGTCCGACATCGGGTCCCGCGCCCGGGGCCGGCCGAGTGCTCAATAACATTCTCAAATCGACGGTCTGATAAAATCTATGGACGCTCCCAACAACTCCCGCGCTGAACTTGACAAGGCCGCCAATTCTGGTGCCGACGGTTCGGCGATCACCAGTCCCTTCAACTACTCCGTCGACGAGGAAGTCGAACGCCAAAAGGCGATGGACCGCGCCACGGACAAAATCATCAACGATCCGAGCCGGCCGATTCTTTGATGCGTTTTGGGGGCGATTTAATTCGTTTCCATTCGTGGAGCATGCTGCCCGGGCCAGCCGCCAACGTCGACACGCCGACGTCAATAAATCGTCGCTCCCTTTTGTTCCAATGCCATTGGTGTCCGGCGTAGCCGCCAACAATGCTTCGGTCGATTCGGAAATACGAATTGATATGTTTACCTCTCCACCGTAGCCAAAGGGTTTTCATATAGCACGAACGAGGATTGATTTTGCGCGAGTGACGGCCACGTAGTATACGTTGGACTCTTCGCCCTCTGTCGACTTGGACCGGAACGAAGATTCGATCAGGCAAACTTTGTTCCACTCAAGCCCCTTCGCCTTATGCACGCTTGAGCACACCACGGCTTCTTTGCGGGCGAACGCGCTGTCCTCAAACAGCGACGTGATTTTCTGCTCGATGTCGGCGACGCTTTTGCAGTCCTGCGCAACCGCGGACAGCGTCGCGACTTGGTCCTGGACCAATTCCAGCTTCGACGATTTGTGTTTTCCGCCGGCCGCATTGATACGGGCCGATTGCTTTTCGCCCCAGGCGGTCAGCTTGCTGAAAAAATCGGGCACTGATTTCGCCTTGAGCTTGCGGACCATGCCGACGAGTTGCGTGCCGATGTCGCGGCCTTCAATCCGGGCGGAGACGCCCTTGCGGAGAAGCCCCAGGGCGATCCCCATCAGCGGAGCGTTCAGCCGGCTAAGGACGGCGTCGCCCGGGACCAAGGTGCCCATCGCTTCATCAATCGTCATGTCGACGACTTGCCCTTCGGGTGCGGACGGTGCGGCAGAGTAATCCGAAACAATTTGCTGCGCAATTTCCACAACCAGCCGGGGGCAGCGATAAGTCACCGTCAATCCAAGCTGTTTCGCATTCAACCGCTGACGCATCAGGTTCATTCCATCCGTCGCCGCACCGCGGAAACCGTAAATCGCCTGACGGTCGTCGCCGACGATGCAGACGCGTCCGCCGACGGTGCAGGATTTGGTCGCCATCAAAAGCTGAGGCATGTTCATGTCCTGAGCTTCGTCTACAACCACCAGGGTGAATGTCGGCTTGACCCAACCGGCAGCGACGGGTAGCCAAACCATGTCGTTAAACGAAACGCGGTCAGCGTGGTCGCGCACCAGAGATTGTTTCAGCACTTCGATTGCAAGCTGGGCGATCTTTGCCGGCGGAAAATCTTGCTCCATGCCGTCCGGGACCGTGACGTTGCGGGAATCGGCAATGTCCAACACGGTGTTCAGGTTGGGGATCTCCGTCGTGAGATTTTTGCAGAATCCCACCAGCTTGAGGACGGGGGAAATAATGTCCTCATGCAGCTTCGGTTCAACCGCCATCAGCCGGTCTTGTTCGACTTCGTCGTCCGGCTTGGCGTCGCGCCAGACGTTTTTGATGAACCAAAATCCCAAGGAATGGAGGGTGCGGACCGTCACGCGGCTGTCGGTGATCTTCTCCTGGGCTTCCCGCTGGTTTTTCTTGTTGAAAACGGCATAGAGGAATGATCCCTGCTCGGGTGCGTGTGTAAACGCTTCCTTAATGGTGGTGGTTTTTCCGGTGCCGGCGCGGGCCTGAACGACCAGATTGCGGGCCCCAACGCCTTCCGCAAACCATGCGAAAATGGCCTTCTGTTCGTCGGACCAGGAAACGTCAGCACGCGGCGTCGTCGGGGCAGCGGACGGCGTAGGAGAGATCATTTCCCGGGCGGTTGCCGCGAGATCGGAACGGATCATCCAGCAACGGTCTTCGGCGTTCCAACGGGCTCCCAGATTCTTCAGGCGGTCCTTGACCGGATAAGTATTTCCGACTAGCGCAACCCATTCAATCGTTTTGTTCATGTGGTTAAATTACCACAATCAATTCTGCTTGTCAAGTCATGATTGAAGATGTGTCCATTTTTTCCCGGACGAAAATCCATAATGTTCAAAGATTTCTCGTCCATCCTGGGCATTATGCGTGATCACTGGCCCATTGCTCCAGACTTCTCCATCGATAGGATCCCAATATTCGACTTTCGGGCAGCAAATACATCCAGCGTTGAGTTTATGACGAATCGTGTCGTCAATAGGAATCACATTGATCATGCTTCGGCTTTGCATTCGGGGCAATATGGCCGGTCCTCCGGGCCTCCGCCTTCGACGAGCCCGCAACCGCAGTGCTCGCACCAGGAAATACCCTCGGCTGTCTCGGCTTGTTGGTCTGGATCGTCAGTCATGTTGGAAAATTAAGCTGAGCGAATTCTCCAAAAAGCCGTTTTGCGGCGGCATCATAGGCTCGGGCCGCGCTTTCTTCAGAAGAGAAGATGCCCAAATATTCCCGGCCTCCGACGGGCTGTATATTAGCTTCCCATTTTCCTCGGTTTTGGCGCACTCCGCGAAATCTACTGGTCGTTCCGGTAGCCTTGCGAGCGAAACCTCGCCGATTTTGTTTCGGCGTCCGCAATTCCAAATTTTTCCGTCGATTGTTTAGGGGATCGCCGTCGATATGATGGACTTCTAGATGATCCGGAGCATCGAGGATTTCCCGAGAGAGATAGATGCCTCGGCGCGGCCCCAAAGTGCGAGAGGAATTCCGCATCGCATACCATTGAGAGCCATTCCAAACCGCCCGGTATTTATGGCGCGAGACTTTAGAAAAATCTTCGTCGTCCACCTGGGCGAAGAGTCCTCGGGTAAGAGGTAATTTTTTCATGAGATCGGGAAATTTTCGGGAATGTAATAGGGCCTCGGCCCATCAGTTTTTGCGAATTTCAGTTGTATCGAGTAGCTAGCGGATTTTCCATACTTCGGATGCACAAAGAAGAATGTTTGGCTGGGGTCTACTGGAGAAAATCCCCCTATCAGCCCATAGCAATCCATACCCGGGAATCCGCCGTTGATGATCACGGAGCCGCGCGCATGCGGAAGGGCGATTTCTCGATGGAGATGTCCCAATAAAAAATATTGTGGGGATGGCTGACCAGTCTTGCCAAAAAGCTGCGCATTGGAACTTACCATTCGACCAACCGCATGGTTTGGAATTCCCAGGGCACGGTCGCCGCCCTTCAACGCGTCTCCATGAGACAGATGAAACAAAAAACCTTGCACGTCGAACACGCTAAACGGCTGCATGTCAATCGACCATTCGATCGAGGGGATCTCCCGGGTCAAGGCTTGAACATGGGCGGCTAAAAAATGATCCAAATTGCTGAACCGATTTGTGGTGGGCATTTTTTTCTGCGAGGGAAATCGAGGATGGTTGCCCACTGTAGTTTGCACGCGAATTTTTGGAACTAACGGTGCGAGATTTCGCAAGAATTGCGCTAAGGCGTGACTACCTGCATAAAATTGAGTGAAAAGAGTGCTGTGCTGTGCAGCCTCCGCTCCGTGATTCAGCGCGCCGTCTAGTAGATCTCCGCCGAGAGCAACCACCAATTCGGGCACCGGAGTATTCGTGTGGTCTCGGAGAATCGATCGAATTGATTCTTCCAGGAACTTCAATCGAGCAAGAAAAATATTGAAATTATAGCCTCCGAACCCCAATGTCTGTTCGGGGGTGATAATCTGTCCGATATGACAATCAGACAAAAGCAATACTGCCGATTGCGGGGATCCTTCGCCGCGCGAAACTTTGGGAACGGGCGGATTGGGCAAATAAGAAATCGGGGCCAAATCTTTAGCGATGCTCACAAGCCGTTCAACCGCGCTATTCTCCGACAACGCGCGTTCATACTTCGCGCGCTGTTCCTGATACTGCTTTTTCCAATAGTCGTTGCCGGCGCGTTCCTGGTCGGCTTCGTAGGTTGTTGGCGCGGGAGCCGGCGGATTCTTCCGGGCATCGGGCGGAGATGCCGCCGCCATGCGTTGACGTTTTCCGCGGATTGCGGCTTCTGATCGGCCGGTGCGCTTCGCTACTTCGGCATTTGAAAGCGACAGATCGGTCAACAGGGCGAGATCTCCAGATGTCCAGGTTTTCATTTTTTGCGTTTACTGACGGGCTTCGGGTTTTGGGGTTCTTCTAACGATTGCTGTTTTTCGAAAATTTGGACAACCTGATCTTTCGGCGCGCGGTGGAATGCCGCGTCAAAATCGAGCAGCGCGGCCGCCGGCGTTAATCCCTTTCCGTAAATGCACGCTCCGGCAGTGTAAGGGTCCCCCCAGAAGGCGAGATATCCGTCCTGAAAAACCATGACGGTGGGTTTCATCTGAAAGGCCGGACGTTGCATCTCGGCCGCGGATGCCGCTTGCGTCTTCAAAAAAGCTTGCTGGCTTTTCTGGGTTTCGACGATGGCATTGTAAAGTTCATCGTGCTTGTTGAGATTCCAGCGGGACGGATCATCCAAAATCCGGTCGATGGCATCACACGTTTTCACGAACGTGGTCAGCGCTGCCGCCGCGGCACCGCCATCCAATTTCGCCGGAACGCCGTCGACGTCATTTATCGGTTCCAGCAACCACGGTTCCAGCGATCGGGAGATTGCGAGCAACGCAGAAAGTTGCTGGGCGGTTGTGGCTTCGCGGGAGGGGATCGGTTCAGAATGTCGGCTCATGATGATTCAGAATCTTATGCCCCCAGGCCAAAAGCCAGAGTGCATCCACTGCGTTATCATCTAATAAGGTGCCACACTTCCGACGTTTGACAAGTCCTTTTTCGAGTGAGTATTGATCCGGCCATCGGGCGACCAGCGCCCGCGCCATCGCCGGCTTGTCGGCCGCTCCAGACCCGGTTGCGTGGATTTTGAGCTTACCCGTTTCCAGACAATCGATCTTCAGACCGTGCTGTTCGGCAAATGCCCAAACGATTCCTCTAAATGAAGACCAAAGCTGCACTTGAGCAAGTGATTTTCCGAATCTTACGTCCTCGAAAAGAATCCAATCAAGCCCTCCAGCCCAGCCGTTGATCCCCATCAAATTCCGCCATAGCGCGGCTGCCCGAAGATCCAGTCGACGATCCCAGCGCATAGATCGGGAAGCTTTTACCGTCTTGTCAGACACAAGTTCCCAGGTTCCCACCTTGTGATCCCCTGGAATAACCGTAGCATATCCGGTTTTCGTGCCCAGATCCAACGCGAGAATTTTCATCGGTCGACCCCCGAGTCGGCCATCGAGCGCACCATTCGTTTTCTCAGCTTCTCGATCGCGCGGTTCTTTATTTGATGGACATATCGCCGGTCCTTCAAACTGATTTTGATGGCGATGTCATCCAAAGTCATTCGTTCTTCTCCGAAATAGAGCCGGATTACCAGGGCTTCTTGCTCGGTCAGCGCGTCTTTGGCGGATTCCAGCAAAGCCAACAAAAATTCAGCATGTTCGTCTTGTTCGACCGTTTGTTCTTCTGACGGTTCGTGGTGTCGACGATTTCGCTTCACCAATGTATCGTTGGGTCCGGTCTCGCCATCGCCATGGCTGGTAATTCCGGATTGGACGAACCCGGCCGCAGTCCCGACACGACCATCATCCAATGGCACTCCGGAATGTCCGCCCTCGGGGGTATCTACCGCGTTCTTTGATCGCCACAATGTGGCGATAGCTCCGCGGATAAACGGTCGAAGAAAGCTACTGAACCGGTTGGGACGCGTGTGGTCGAATCGGCCGAAGGCCTGCATCAATGCTTCATTGGCCGCGCTGATTACTTCGTCTTCAGGCAGCTTTCCGCGAGACCATTTCCGGCCTTCATTGGCGGCGAATAGTAGATGATTCATGATCAGAAAATCGCTGGCTTCTCGATCGCCGGCGCGGGCCTTGATGAAAAGATCTCGCTCCTGGTCGTGCGCGATGTTCGTGTAGGTCAAATCGGTTCCTTCACGATAGTATTTGTTATTGGTTGCACTCATGATTTTTGGAATCCAGACGGACCGGTCGATTTGGGAGTTTGGAGCATTTTAGTTCTGGGAAATCGAGTCTCGTCCCGATGAATTGTGAAGATACGGCTTCCTTCACCGCCGGAGACCGAGATGTCGAAAACTTTCTTGGCGGCCAATGAGATCATCATTCGGCCGACCGATTGCACGTTGAACGGCTTCATCGCCTCGCAGATCGTCGGGTCGAGCATGATCGATTTATGGAGTTGCAGCGCGGTGCCCTCCCACTTGTCGGCGTGCGGCTCGCGCTCCGTGAAGTGGGCCCGGGTAAACTCCTCCAGGATCTCGGCGAACGTGCCGGAAATCGAGGATTGGTTCGCCGTGTTGACCAGCGACGGTTCGAGATAGTTGCGGACTCCGAACCGGGGATCCGCCGACTGGCATTCGACGGGGATTTGATAATCGAGCAGATAGCGCGCGAACAACGGCAACTCGCGGGCCAACATCGCTTCCATTTTGTCCTGGGTCATGAACGCGATTTTCGAGACTTCAACAGTCCGGAAAATCATGATTTTCTCGCGAAGCGAAATATCGAGATCCGGCAGCATCCGGACAGATTCGGCATCCGTATTCAACGTGATAATGATGCGTCCCTGCCAAGCCACGGTATTGGCCTTCAAAAATTTTCCATTGCAACGAATCGACGGATTGGCGACGATCCGTTTAATCATTTCGGAGAATCGTTTGTGCGCCTTGAAGTCGGATGCGATGCTGGCGTCATCAATGCACCACAAACCGCAATCGAAAAGCTCGGAATTGAACGTGTCCTCGCCCATGAGAAACTGGTTGGCTTCGCAGAATCCGCCGACGAGCCCGCCGATGATGCCGCGGCTTAGGAATGTCTTTCCGACGCTAGTGCCGCCGGCGATGAACACGCAATGTCCGCTCCGCGGGGCGCGTAAATAGCACGAGCGGTAGAAGTAGGACAGCCAGGAGATGAAATAGACAAGCTGGTCCTCCGTCAAAAATAGGTTATGCAGAAAATTCGCGATCCACGGAAAGTCTCCGGGTTCGGGGGATGGCGCGAGCGCTTTTCGGGTATGAGTATTCAGAACTTTTTCGCCCAGCACTGTGATTTCTCCTTCGGGGTAAAACGCAAACGGGGCCGCCGTTTTAATGCGTTGGTTTCGTTGTATGTAGACCAGACCGCGTTCGATCTCGGTCGTTGTGTCTCCCTTCCGCTTGATGTCCGACAAACCGCGTTCCTGCTTGAGCAGCCCAACAATATTTTCCTTCGGATCAATGCACCAAATCCCCTGGGAGTTTTTGGAGAAGTAGTGTTTTTCGTCGTAGAAAATTCCGGTGACTGCGGAACCCAACTGCTCGGTTTTGAACCGCGCGCAAAAATCGCCGCCGATCAACTCGGCCCAGTTGAAAAACGGCTTGTGCGCGTGGCCAGAGAATGTCTGCATCCCGGTCTCGCGGACGATCGCGGACTTCGGCGATTCGCTGGCGTCAACCCAAAACGACGGCCCCTGGGCGTCAAGCGTGAAATCGCCGGGCCATTCAGCGAACTTCGGATATTTGATCCGGAGCTGCTGGGCGACGACATCGAGCGGAATCGACACACCGAATTCGGGGCCGCGGAAATCGAATTTGGCCGAGACGCGGACCAGATGACCGACTAGCAGCGCGTGCGGGACCGGTAGCGGGTTCAGTTTCTGCCAGCGGCATCCGTTGGTGTAATACCGTTCGGGCGCCTTGAGCGCGCCCTCGTCGATCCCGGCCATCTGACGAAATGGGATGATTTGATCCAGCGACAGACACCACGCGACGGCGAACGCATACGACGGAATCGGAATCGGTTTTGCGTAGAGCCAAATCAGCCGGCAATTGCCCGACAAAGTTGTCTCGCGCCAGTTCGGTTTAATGTCCATGCGCGCAATCGCCGCCTCGATCTCGGCCTCGGTCAGCGCGTAATCGTAGTCAGTCGCGTGGCCGTGTGCGTATTGCGGCGGATTGCCTTCGTCGTCTTTGGATCCGCTGGGCCCCCGGATGCGAAGATTGCTATTGACTCCCTCCCAAAGCGAATACGCGTGAAAATCGGTTAGAGGAGCCGTCATCCAATCGGTGCGGGCTGACTTGCCGGTCTTGCCCAGGCACTCCGCGGGAACGTCTTCGATCTTCGTGAATTCCCACGGGTCGCCCCGTTCAACCGAGACGGAGGACAAATTCTTTAGATAGAACATGCTGGAAGGTCAGTATGCAGGGTAGGCGAAGCCTCCACAACCTTTTTGTTGGCGGATTCGAGATACGCCGCGGCGGCGCGCAGCCGTTCCGGCGAGTCGCTGAGTTGGCCGATTCCTTGTTTGCTTCCAAAAGTCGTCATCGGGTTTCGTCTCTTTGCAAGAATGGCAAGTTTTCATTTCAAGTAATGGGTCGACTCGACGGCTTCGGCGGACACCGGCAAATTCGGCATCCATGCCGGTGGCTTTGACATTATCCCCGCTACATCTTGTTTCGTGATCCCAGGATCGCATTCCGTGATCGCCTCGTCGTGGCTCGTCCATAAAACGTCGATTCCGGGGGTGTCTTGCAATTGCAACACCTGCTCTGCAAAGCAATCCCGGGCGACTGCCTGGACTAAATTTTCTGTCAAGAGCCCCCCGTAGCAATTGTAGCGCCGGCCGCCGATTTCCGCGGTGGTGATCCATTTCCGCTCGTGCTTTCCCGTCTCCTCGTTCCGGACGGTTCGGCATTCCCGGCGCACGTCAAGGTAGCGCATCTTGCGGCCCGACGGAAGTTCCATTTCAAAATGACTGCCGGCGCTGGCCTTGAATGCGTCGTCGAGCCGCCGCCAGATGCCGGGATTCTCGGGATCCCGCGAAGCAACCAGCGGATTGTCGGCGCGATAGCTTGCGACGATCTGTTTGCTTCGCTGTCCGTAGCCGGACACCAGAATCGGCTTTCCCTCTTTGTCGAGACAGACTTCGCCCGTCTCGGGACTCCGCGCCTCGATCCACTCGGGATCGCCCTTCGTGATGTCGATCCCGGCCATGTTGTGGGCGACGGTGATGAACTTCTCCCAGCCGCAGCCAAACCCTAGCCCCAGCACCTGGGCCTTGGACAGCGCGTAGCCGTCCTTGTCCTCCTTCTTCATGTCGCCGCCCTTCCAGCCCATTTTCGTGCGAGCGAATGCGATGTAAGGAGACACGCCTTGGCGCATCAGGTCGAGCATCGCGGTGTCTCCCACCAGGGCGGCTAGCACGCGCGGCTCGATTTGCGAAAGGTCCGACAGAATCAGTTTCTTGCCCGGCCGCGCGATGAAAAGCTTCCGGATGTCGAGCACCGCGGTGACGTAGGCCGGCCGCGGCTGCCCCGTGGACTCGCACCGGTCGATCTCCTTCAGCCGGTCCTCCTGGCAAATCAGCAGCCCGCACTCGTCTCGATACAGCGGAAACTTCCGGAGATTCTGCATATTCATGCCAGCGTCTCCAGACCAGCGGCCAGTGTGTGCGCCGAAATACTTCAGACCGAAATTGAAGATGCCGCCCGGCTGAAGTCGAAGGTTGATTGTCTGAAGCGAGTCGAGAAACTTGTTGACGCTGCGCCAGTTCGCGACGTTAGCGATCCAGGTGTGCGTTGTGCCGTATGCCTTTTCCCAGGCGTCGAACCGTTCCTGCCCGTCGTCGAAATGTGACTTCACCGGCGGACACGGGATCCCGTGCTTCCGGCATTCTTCGGCAATCGCCTTGGGGCTCGTGGGCTTCTTGCCCTCCTTCATCCAGGGCAGCGTCTCTTCGGTCGCCTGCAACATCTGGGTTGCGACGACAATGTATTCCTTCAACAGCTCTAGATCGATTTGCACCCCGCGGTCGCCCTGCCAGATCGTCAGCTCGGAGAGTCGTCGCTCCCAGGCCGGCCACAGATGACCGTAGCGTGTAAACAGCGCATGACAATGCAGCGCGTCAGACCGCGCGTAGGCCAGCATCTCTTCGGACCGGCCGTCCTTGATCATGTCCTCCCAGTGCTTGCCGCTCGCGTAATCGCGCGTCTCCTTGGACAGCTCGATGCCCAGGAGAAATCCGCAGGCGTCCTTCAGCGAGCGGCGATTGCAAAGATACGCGGACATGTTCGCCGTGCAGAGCCAATCGGCATACGCAACCGTCGGGGCCATGCCCTTTCGGACCATCGCGTTGTAGACCGTCGCGTCGAACGCTTTGTTGTGCGACAGCAGCGTTGCACCCTCCAACGCGGACCAATTGAAATCCTTGGGGTGCCCGGCCCACGTCTCGGATCCGTCCGAGACAGAGATCATGAAGGGGTCAAATCTCGCGTCGTCGCAGTATTTCCACTGGCCTAGCTGGGCGATGCCGTATTCGGTTTTCTTGTCGTAGAAGGTTTCAAAGTCGACGGAAATTATTCTGCTCATGGGACTTGTAAGGTTCGCCCACTGGGCGATTTGTCAATCATCGGCGCGACGCTGGCGCAGGCGGGATCTGGGTTTGGTCAACCTTGGACAACATTGACTCCGGCGGCAGGGTAAAAGAAATTTTTGTCTCCGACCGGTATTTCTTTCCGGCCCGAAAATACTTTCGCCAGATGTCTCCGTCCTCCTCGCCGAACCCGTCCAGGACGAACAAAATCGTCGGGTGCCGTTTAGAGATCGTGATCATGTGGTCCTCGTGATCATACCACTTGCAGGAATCCTCAAACGGATCGTAATCCTCCAGCGCGACAACTTCGGCGACGAAGTCCGGCAGCGCACGGGGCTTCTCGCCTAGGACAGTGACAAGCGGATCGGTGGGTGCCAATGAAGGCGGAACGGCGGTGAGTGTGTATCGAGTGCAGTATCCCATAGGTTTTAATAAGGTAGTAGTTCGGATTCTCGTTCAACTCTTCATCTCAGAGTTTTGCCGATGGACGGGTGCCCGTGAACCTTCGTGAGCACAATTTTCTGAACCGCCTCGTTGAGCTTGATCTCGGCGCAACGCAGCGTGCGCCCGTTGATGAACCAATCCGACTCGGGATCGGGCGTGACAGTATCCGACTTGGCGAACCCCTGGGCGATCTCGCGGATCAATGATTCCAGGTTGGCTTCGACGGAGTCCAGGAATTCCTTCGACACGCGATTGAACTTGCCGGCGCGCTTCTCGCGGCTGACCTTCAGCGCGAACGCTTTGACCGCGGAACGATTGATGATGGACGGGCGTCCGGCGGTGGGAGTTGTCAAAAGTTCCCAGCCCTCCGCAGCAACAGGCGGCTTGGCCTTCGCTTTCCGTTGAGGCAATTTCGGAGTGGCGGGTAAAATAGGTTTTGGGACAAACGATGGTTTCGTATTCACAACGGGCGCTAGGCCCGCCTTGGGGTATCGACGACGATACATATCCATGATCTTCGTCGCCTCGGGCGGAGTGAGATTATAGGGCTTGCCGGTCAAGCGATGCCCGAGCTGCTCGGGGGTGTGGTTGTGCTGAAAGGCGAATACCAATGTTTCTTCGATTTGTGGTTGAGTCATCATATAACTTACTTCACAATCATCATTTTGTCAAATTCGACTTTTGTTGCCGCGGGGAGTTGCGCGATTTCCCAGCCGTCAGGAAGTTTCGGCATCCAGTTCTCGAACGATTGCATTTTCTTTTCGCCGACTAGTTCGATTTGGCCGGATCCATTCACCAAATTGCGAACGATCCAGATCGTGCCTGTTGGCTGGTGGATTAAATAATCACCGATGTTCATAGATCGGAATGCCCAACTAAGTGAACATTTTCTGGATATTTCAAAATCGAAACTCCATGGACTCCTTCGCACCTTTTACCATGACTTTTTGCCTTCCAATAGACAACGCCGTTATGGTCGGTATCTAATTTAACCAACTTGGCCAGCCAATAGCATTCGGAAGTAATGAATTCCACGATGTCTCCCGGTTTCAGATTTTCGGCTTGTTCCTTAGTCATTCTCCCTCCAATCCGAGATCAACCTTCATGACTTCGCCGTTGCACGGGCACTTCACGGGTCCGTAGGTGTCGAGCCACTTCCGCGCAGTGCGTGCCAGATAGCCACACGCCGCGCACTCCATCTTGTTCATGCGCGTGGTCTGCGTCTTCGGTTCGGTCGACGGACGCAACGCAGAGTGCGGGAACGCACCCAGCTCGATCGCCATCGCTTCCATCCTGGCGACGAGATCCGCGCCGGCGACGGTCGCTGTCGGCTTGCCCTCCAGGCCGAGCTTTTTCATAACCTTCACGAACTTCGGTCCGTGCTTCGCATCCGGTCCAGCGGCGACGTGGACGATCTCGTGAACCAGCGTCGCGAGCACGCCGCCGGCGGTGGCGACATTTTCATCCAGGACCGGCGAGATGAATATCTGGGGCTTGCCATCGGCCGCCGTCGCGCCGAACCAGCATTGGCCGATGGTGCGCTTTTTCTGCGCAAGGCCGCCGCGGGATGGCCAGCCCACCGACACGCGGATCTCGGGGATTGTGTGTCCGTGTCCGAGGAAAATCGGCCGGAGTTTTGAGACGGCGGCGTCGAGCCACGCTTCGCGATTGTTCATAGATTTTCGAGGATGAATTTTTTCGCCTCGGCTTTGTTATCAACCGCGTGGTCGTCATAACCCCCGCACGAAAATGAGAATTTATCAGACTTCAAGTATTCGAGGGTCGTCGGTTCGGGGGTCCACTGGTCATCATATCCGTAGCACGAACAATGCCCCGCATGATTCTCAAATAACGCTCCTGTTTCCCGGTCGCGGAGAAGAAACCACGCGGAGGAATCGCATCCCCAGCTCCCCTCGCTCATGTAAGCAATGAGGATCTGGAATTTGTCCAGCTCGGTGCGCTGGACCTTGAAGTCCTCCGCGATTTTGTTTCGGACTTCCTCGGGAGAATTGTTGGCAAAATCTTCGAGGGCTAGCGGATTTTTGTATTCGAGTCTTTTCATTGATTCAAGTTACCACACCCCCGAAAAAAGTCAAGGGGGCCGAGTGAAAATCATTTCCACTGGGCCCCCGGTCTTCGGACCTATGCCCCCGTCCGGGGGACTATTGCCCTAGACAGTTTAGGCGCAGCCGCGGACTTCCTGGACGAACTGTAGGAACGCCGGCGTCGACGCCTCGGCCGGACGGACCACGGGGATCCAGGCCATGTTGGTGCCGTAGCTCTCCAGCTTCGTGGTCAGCGTCCACGCGCGTGTCGGGTATCCCTCACGGAGATGGCCGATTTTGCGGGCGGTGAAGAAGTGTTTGGCCGCATTGGTGAACGCGGTGCCTTTCATGCTCCACAACGCGAGCGCATACTGCTTGCCTTCGCAGGTGTAGGGGAACTGGATATTGCCGTCATCCTTGAGATCCGCGGGCCGCTCAATCAAAAGCAGCGCAGTGGAGAGTGCCTGAAAATACTTCAGGGGCTTCACCGCCGGATTGGCTTTCGCGGCCTGCACGGATTGATCCCATTCCTTGTAAGCCAGCGTGCCGCCGGCGCGGGCGACTTCGGCCTCGCTATTCACGAGGAGTCCCTGCACGTTGCCGGAAACCTTCTCGGCGAACTGCTTTTTCTTGAACCCGATCAGGGTGATCTTCAGCGGCGGCGTGCCGGCGATTTTCTTCTCCGTCTGAGCCGGCGTGTGGATGACGAACGTGCTGTTCAGCACGATCTCGCCAGGGTTGAACACCTTCATCAGATCGCCGATGTTCTGCACGATGTTGACGCGCGGCAGATACACATCGCTGAATTTGATGTCGTTCTCGTCGAATTCGATCGGCGAATCGCTGACGGCAGGGACGCCGACTTCAGCAACGGGCACCAGGGCGGTGACGGGGGCCGTGGGAATCTCCGCGGCTGGCGCGACGGCGGCCGGACTGACCACGGTCGAGGCAACATTGATGACCGGCGCGGATGGCACGGGGACTCCTGCCACTGCCTCGCCTTGGACGGCGGGCGCATCGGCCGAGGGTTTGACGGCTGAGAAACTAATCTTACTCATTTTGTTTTTTCTTTCTTGGTTTTTGGTTTTTTGGTTGTGGACATTTTCAGAAAAGCGAATGGTTGACCCATTTCAATCGCCCCTGCTTCGAGCGCTGCTTTTCCGAAAGCTTCGACGGCTTTGGACTTCTGTCCCCTGGGCGTCGCAAGTTCAATGACTTCTTCAACCCCGCCAATGGGAAGGTCGAAGAGTTTTTCGATCTCGGCATCCATGCTGACCGGCACGAATTTCTTCGCCACGTCGGCGAATAGCCGGGCGTTGAGAACCTTGCGCTTCGTGCGCGTTTCGAGCGTGTAGCCGGTCGGGATGAAATCCGGATCGGTGATCGACTTCTCCGTGGCGCGGGCACGGAACGATTCCGCCCAGGTCTTCGCAATCGCGGCGAATTGAATGCCGATTGCGGTGTCCTCAGGATCCAGGATCATCGTCGGGTTCACGTTTTGGGGCACCTGGAGGGGGGCGAATTTTTCGCTGACGCGCGCAACCATCTCGGTCACTTTGGGACATTGGCCAATCAGCGCGCAGAAAAGACATGCGCCCGTGTTCGGATTCGCAGCGGCGAAATTGTTCGGATCTTTGCGAGCATCCTGGGCAGCCCGAACTACGCGCCGAATCCGCGTATGAAACAACATCAAATTCTCGTCATTCAAATCGAACGCATGAACGTCCAGCTCGTCCCGGTGCGGCAGCACAAAGTGAATGGTGCAGCGCTTGAGCTTCGGAAACCTTTTCTTGAGTCCTAACATGTAAGCAATCCCTTGCAAATTGTTCTCCGTCGATTCAACCGCCCATTGGCCAAATTTCCAGTCGATGATTTCGGCTTCGGTTTCGTCGGTTGAGACGACGGCGTAATCGAGATAACCAGCAGTCGTGCCCCGAAATCGTTTAGTGACGATTGGTTGCGTCCATTGAACCGTTTCGACTCCGGGAAACGGGTTTGCGGCTGGATTGGGATCCAATTTCCCCGTGCCATCCGTTTCGGTGATCTCAATGATTTCGTTATCGATCGGAAGATAATTCTCCTTGATCACCGTGCCGCCCTTGTATTTCTTGGCGATGCTATCCGCGTAGGCCAAACATTCCGCGACAGCCAGGGCTTGGTTGTCGGTCATGTGCGCCGAGTCGGATTCACCGTCAACGGCGTCGTGTTGGATTGTGCCGGCGCGCGACGCAGCGGAATCAGTCGAATGAGATTCGTATTTCGGGCAGGCCTCCAATGCTTGGAGTTTCGACGGAGAAAATGGGTGATGGACTCGTGTGTTCGCGTCGCTCATATTCGTGGGATAGAGACTAACCGCTCGTGGTGGGGTATCCAACCTTTATTTGCCGAGAATTCTCCGGGCCATCGCTTTGTGCCGCGGATGGAAATTCGGATTGTGCTCGATGGCGTTCAGAAGCCGCTCCTGGGCCTGCGCTTTGGCCTTCGTGGTGTTCTTGGCCTTGACGCCGTTCGGAGTGGAAACCCGGTAGCCGCCGCCTTTTTGTTTTGCAATTTTAACTGGCATAGTGAGAGAAAAGTTCCGCACTGGAACGGTTTGTCAATGGCAGATTCCCGGCCCAAAGATCGCCATCATTCAGCGCGTCGATCTGATTCAATTTGCACGCGAGTGCGCGGTGGATCTTCTCCTGTCGGGTCCCCGCAATCAGCGGAATGCGATAGAGCGAACGAGACTTGGCGCCCGCGCGCGGCAGCCTACCGAACACCTGGCGCATGATCACGCCGGAATAGTTGAGAGACGCCACGCCGCCGCGCGGAAACCGCCCGTGCAAATCGTGCAGCGAAATCGAAATGCCGCCGGCCGCGGAGATGGCGATCAGCACCGGCTCTTTGTCATCCTGGAAGTCGTCGATATTTTGTTGCCGGTGCTTCGGATTCTGGCCCCCGTAGATCAGACATCCCGTCTTGAACCGCTTCGCCAGCTCCTCCATCGTCTGCCGGTAGTTGACGAAGATCGGAACGTGCAGCCCGGCTTCCAAAAGCTGGTTCGTGATTTCTTCAAACACCGGCACCATGACTAACTCAAGTTCCTGTTGGATCCGCAGCATCTTCGTGATCTCCAGGTCGGGCACGTCGGTCGCGCGGAGAGTGTTCAGTGCTTGGACACAATCGTCCATCTGCTCGTAAAGCTCCTCCATCTTGCCGGACTCCTTCAGATCATACAGCTCCGCGGTGATCTGGCACTCCGGCCAGCTCGCGAATTCAGATTCTGGAACCCGGCCACCGAACTTAGGAAAAATCAGATGGTGAAGCCGGGCCATGTTCGCCAGCCGCTCACTCTCCTCGCCGCCGAAATAAAGACCACCAAAGGGATGGCGCTTGACCCCGTGATTGAAAGCAAATCTATAAAAACCGTTTTCTCCGATTAAAGTATGTAACCCCAGGGCATATCCCAATGCCCTTAAATTAAGGGGGCTGTCGGCGGCGGTTGCGCTCATCGCGAGGATCTTTATGCCCTGGCGTTTGGCCGCGACTAACATTTCAGACTGGAGCGATTCTAACGCCCCGAATCGGTGGGCCTCGTCGACGACCAAAAACTTGATGCCTTCATTCCAAATGAATTTTCCGTAGTCGTGGGGCACTTTCTTCGTCTCGATGCAATGGATGCCAGTGCGCTCTAGCGCGCATGGTTTCGCTGTGGCCGGGTCGATCTCGCATTGGCACGCGAGACAAACGAATTTGACGGGTGATGGGCCCGGGGGTTTGGGATTGCTCCAAATTCCATAGGGAGTTTTGCCGGTGCGGACCATCTCCGGATTGATTACGTCAAATTCGACGCCCAGATGTTCGCCCATTCGCCGCCAGGGGGTTAATGAGATCTGCGGAGCTAGCACCAAAGTGGGTAGGTCCAGCTCGCGAATTACGCCGCCGGCGGTGAACGTTTTGCCAGATCCCATTTTGGAGCCGTCCAGCACGTTCTGACCGGCCCGCAGCAGCTTCACAAAGTGATCGCCCAGGGTGACTTGATAGGGGTAGAGCCCCGCGGAATTCATACCCTGGCGACACTGACCGGCCGGGAGTCCAGGTCCGGCATCACGCGTGTAAACGCGTTGGCGATGAAATCGGGGAAAAATGATTCGCGCCGGCGCTCCCAGGATTCGCCCTCGATGGTTTCGGTGCCGTTTGGATTCAGCGCTATTACGCGGACAATCTGTTGGTTGTGAACCCGCTGCCAGCGGGTGCCTACCTTCACTTCTTCGGTTCGTTTGTTCATGTCAAAACCACACTCCTTTCAGCTCCAGCCGGCCGTCGAATAGTTCTTCATCTAGTTTGGTCCATTTGCCCGTGCTAGGCTCGATCACCCACCAAATGCCGTCCTTGGTGCGGGTTAAAACGACGGCGTGTTCACCTTCGAAATCGATTCCCAGTTCCGGAATCGGTTGAGTTAACCGCACGGCGGCGAGCCCCGCGAGAAGCCCGTATTCCATCTGAGGATGCGAGTGCATGGCTTCGCGACGGAGGAAAATTAACATCTCCCAGGCGAGATCGTCGCAATCATGAAGTTCGGCAACGTAGGTTTTATCAACTTTCTTGAAAGCCGCGGCGGTCCATTTCTCCATCGTCTCTTTCGAGACAGAGACATATCGATTGTCGAAAAAAGTAATCCCCGCCAGCTCCGATGAATCCGCAAAAAGAAATCTATGCGCCAATTCCTGCTGCACATAGATCGGAGACAGTCCTTGATAGACTTCCACTTTTGGTTTGTCTTCAGATGCAAAGACCGGCAATGCCAGGGCGAAAAGAATTGATAAAAAATTTTTCATCGTTGATCGAGCAATTTGCGGATTTCTTTAAAATTCAAAACTTTGGTGCGATACCAAATCAGCCAGAACCAATCGGATTCGACCCGCACATGTTCCGGCGCATTGGCTTTGAATTCCTTGGACTCCCCGGAAAGCTTCGCGCGTAGCAAATAAAACCACCGCGGCTCGCACAGCACGCAATATTTATCCGCCCAACAAAGCAGTGAGGGTTCTTGTCCATTCAATTTCGCATATTCGCGGGAATGGAATAAAGTGAAATCGTGGTAGGTATGCGAACCAGTAGTTGAAGACTGATCCGCAAATTGATGGGCCAGTATCGCGCCGAATTCGGGATGCGTCCGTCCTTCTGGGCCGTCGATATTCGGTTTGCCCCAATAGCCCAAATCATGGACGAAAATACAGATCCATTCTTTGCGCGTGGGCCATACTTTGAACAAACGCCGCCACGCAATGCCGACGGTGATTGGATGCCACAGAAATTGATGAACACCGAATAGGACAGATTTGGTTCCAATTTTCATAAAACGCGACTCGGCATCTGTTGAATGTTTAAGGGAAATCCCGAAAAATTTTCTAGCGCTGCTTCTGCCATGGGAATTAGCCATGCGAGATTATTCATCGATTCTTCACACCATACACTATCCACTCGGATGCTCACAACTTCTTCTTCAGTTTTTGTAACGGCGGTCTTGAACCGATCCCAGGTAAGATTTGCGGCATAGCAATACACCACGGCATACGGAAAAGCCATTACGGCGAATTGAGTCCATTCGGATTCATCGGTTTCAATTCCGCACTCCTCCTTGAATTCCCGGGTCATGGCGGAAAGTGAGCGCTCGTTGGGCTCAATTTTTCCGCCGATCCCATTCGCCAATCCTTTCATCCAGGCTGGTTTTGTTTTACGAATCAATAAGACTCGTTTTCCGCCATTGAAATCATGGCCAAAGGCAAACCCTAAAACGTAGTAGATCATTCGCGGATCAGATCAGTGGTTGGTATCGGCGGAGCCGCGGGCCGCAGAATTCCGTTCTCGATTGCCCAGTCGCGAAGCTTTGCATGATACTCCTCCAAGGTGCCGCTATTGCAAAGAGTATCGTCGCAATCTTGGGGGCCGAAAGTAACTGTAGGATCATACGGAATCCCCGGTCGGCTAATCCACACAATGCGATCAAAAACTTTTTCTCGGCGTGCGGCGTCCAATTCAATCTTGTCACGACAGCCCGCAATTATGCCCCGTCCTTTGGATCCGGAATGCCATAACGCAATCCCAATCAGGCGCAGCGGATCATTCTTGCGGAGATCATCACAGATTTGCTTCCATTCCATTCGGCGCTGATGTCGAGTCTCCCAGGCGACCTGGGGATGAATGCCGAGAATCTTGGCGACAAGTTCCTTGGCCGCCCAGCTCGTGGAGCCGGCGTATGGGATTGTCGAGATGCTGCCGAGATATTCGGCCCCGGCATCTTTGCCGGCGCGGCCCCAGCCCACAAAAAGAATTCGATTCATAGGTCAGCGATGAAGCGCGAGATCAACCCATTCCTTAAACCACGGTTCCGACGCCCAGGCCGGATTGTCTGCCGGTATGAAACCCATCGGCAGTTCGGTGGAAGTGTTTTGTTTTCCGATGGAGTCATCGGGTAAGGGGATCCAATTCCATTCTCCAACAGTAGCTCCTGTATATCCTGTCGGTGTGATTCGAGGGTTATCATGAGGAAGTTCCGGTGATGGCATTGTCGTTGTTCGGTTCATCGCCATGCGGGCGATCATCCTCGTTATTCATTCAATCCAGTTCGCACGGTGATCTCGGCGTTCACCTGCTTCAGAATTCCGAGTTGATGAATTTGTTCGGCCTCAACGGGGGGACTAAATTTGGAATCCGGCGACATCTTTGCCAAAATATATTTGGCGGTTGCTGCGCGGCGCGCAGATTGCGCGCGACGGCGCAACAATTGATGAATCGTCAGCCGCTGGAGTTTCAGCGCGAGTTTGACCGCGGGATCGATGGGCGGCGTCTGCGGGCGCAAAAGAAGATGCTCCAGGCCGGCCTTGAGCACGCGACGGTTCCGGCCGCCGCACTTCTGTTTAGGATCAGTCAGCGCTTGCACCAACACCGCGGCCGGCACGTTGGAGATCCGGCGTATCCGGTCGCACGATTGGGGACGATTGTTGATGACGTCCGCGATGGCGGAGGGGTCGAGGTTTTCAGGATTCAGTTTATTTTTCATTGTTGATGGTTTGATTAAGTGAGCGATTCCGGCAGGTCTCGCACCTGCGTTTCCGCGCTAAAACCGCGGCGTCTTGAATGAAACGACGGAACCATAAGATAGCCTACCACACTCGGCGCGATTGTCAAATTCACTTCCAATCGGATCGGCCAATCGTGATCGCGTAGGCAATGCCGATGCCGACGCAGAATACGCCAATTGTTCCGAACATCCAGAGAGCGAGATCAAGAAGATTCATGATTTGATGAAGTAAAGATCGATATTCTTGGCGGAATCCCCCAGCAATTGATTGAGGATTCCAGGCAATTCTTCCGCCAATCTCGTCGTGGTGATTTGTTCAGAAAAATTAATGGTGGCCGGACCGGTTAACGGCTTGAGAGTCACGCTGAAAACCGACTTCGCCCGCAAATGGCGAAGAATAATGGAATGCGGCTCGCCCTCGAACGAAAGACGGCCGACCAGACGGGACGCCTCATACTCGGACTTGTCGGGAAAAAGCTGGCGAATCGTTAACCCCGCCGGGACGGGTATAGCCTGGGCGGCGGTCCCGGCCCGCGGAGAAATCTTTCCGCTGACGCGGACAATGTGGTTCTTTGGCGCGTTGGGAAACTGCCGGCGGACTTCGGCCCAGGCTGCGGCCACGTCGCCCTGTGGCGAGCCAGTGCAGGCGACTTCGATCTTGACATTGGTATGCGCGCCAGGAGCCGCCCCCTTCTTGACCGCGAAAACCGCGATATATACATGTAATGCCGGATCGCCGACTGGCGCGGCCGGGGACGTTTCACGGGCCGGCGTGCCAGTCACATAGTGATCGCTGTCGTTGACAACGGGGACGTGAGTCGGAGCAGCGGGGGCTTGCCCAGGGAGCCCCGGCTTCGCGGGCTCGAACGAATCGATGCCGATAGACGACAGAGATGGCTCGATTGACGGACGCTGTGCGCGTGCGAGAGCCGGCGGAAGAATTGGTGCGGTGGGGTCAGGAATGTTTTTCATGATACTAAGGTTGCGGTTCTAGTCGGGTCGTCACAAATCCGGTATTTCTCCTGGTATTCAAATCTTCGTAATATAGATACAATCGTTTGGGGGGAGATAAATTTGCCCTTCACCGGCTTCGGCAGCGATCTCGCCTGTCCGAAGTTCAGACGATAAGCGATCTTCCGGATGGATACGCCGGCCCGGTGTTTGAAAATGACGTATCGCACCGTGGGCTCGTCTTCGGGCGCGTAGCCGAACCCGGCCGGACCGCCGCAATGCTTCCCAGTCTCGGCCTTCTTGCGGCGGCGGCCGGCCTGGAGCTTCATGACGATCTGACTCTTGTCCCACTCAGCGAGTGCGCCGAGAATCTGCCGGATTAGTTTGCGCGTCGGATCCGCATCAGACATGACCAGCTCCTCGCCGGAATCGGCCGCGTAGACTTTGATGTTGCGCTTGCGGCATTCCCGGAAAAAAAGCTCCGATACAATCAGGTCGCGCGCGATTCGGTCCGCGCGTTCGACGATAATAGTATCGACGCCTATTTGCGGGGTGCATAGTCCGATGGCTTCCGTGAGCAGCGGCCGGTCAATCTGGTCGACAGATCCCGAAACATTCTCTTCAAATACGCGCGCCACGCTCCAGCCCTTTGCTGACGCGAATGCTTTGCAAGTGTCCTTCTGCCGGTCCAGCCCAGAACCGTCGAGTTGCTGGCCGGAGCTGACGCGCGTATAAACGAAGACGTTCATCGGGAATCCGTGCCATCGTAATTTGGCTGGTGATCAGGCTGGACCAAACCCTTTGCTTTTTCCACTTTGGCTTCGAGCCGCGCAATGTGGCGTTCCAGGACTTTTTTCGAGGCATCATATCCTTCGCGGGCGGCATCGACGGAACCGCCGACGCCTTGGTCCTCGGCCCAGCCGTGCTGCTTCGCGGCATCTCCAAAATCATCGATGATTGTTTGGGACCGTTTGGACAATTTGTTCACGCGCGATTCCTCCCCACCGACTGGGTGATTTTAGCAGCCGACGCGGCCACCTTGGGTTTTTTGGACCGGCGCAATTGCCACGCGCCGGGATTGAGCTTGCGTTTGCGTTTCGTGTTTTTGTTCATAGACGAATGATTCTAGTGGTTTCAGTTTTGGTGACTTGGACTTCGATTTCAAGTTTCAATTTCGGCTGAAAACTAAGCGTATTCTTCGCAAAATTCCGCGCGGCTTCTTCGGCCTTCGATCCCCAATCTTTCGAATCGAAAATTCCCAACAGACTACGGGGGCCATTCTCCGGGGTCTCAATCGCTATCACGCGAAATTCAGTTTTCATAGTAATGATTTAGCTTATCGTTAATTTCCCGGATTGTCAAATCGGGTCAATTCCGATTCATACTGCGCCTCGTGTCGCGCCCGCATGTCGGCATAGCTTCGCATGATGGCCTCGCCAAAGCGGTTTCGGCAAAGCGTTTTGACGCCGTCAACTTCGACGACGATATATGGAACCGTCGTCTCGGGATATCGCCGCAGCAGTTCCCGTTGAAATCGGGCCCGACGCGCGGCGTGAGCAATTCGGATTCTTTCCAGGGTAGTCATAATAAATTCAATCTCGGACGCAGGCAAAAATCACCGCCACGTCAATCAGTTTACCGTCGGGAAGCTCAAAAAGCACGGAGCTGGTGAACCCACGAAAACGACGTCCGCCCAGGGATACCTGCCCCTCCAATTGGTGCCCGGACTCGCGGAGATTCGTTAACGTCCGGGCCGGCCAAAATTGGGTGCGCTGGCGGCAGTTGATAGAATCTTCGGCCCAGACGGTGTGCATCGTGATGGCGCGGTATTTGCGAATCCCCCAATCTTGCCAGGATCCGGCCCGTTGGATTAATCCACATTTTTTGCCGGCCTCGATCTCGGCGTCGGTCACCCCCAGCGCGTGAACCTGTTCGAGCGTGGCCGGGAACGCGCCGGCAGGCATGTTGCTGTCGATGACGGGAGTCGGTAAATTGTTCATGGGGGTTGGTTCCCGTTCAAAACCCGCAGGCCGCCAGGAAACGCGCGCGGTCAAACCGGGCGTTGAACTGAAGGGCGACGGAACAGAAGACGTCGGCGGCCACCTGGGCGGCGGCACGGTCGGTGAGGTTTTTGATTTCGGAGGCTGCGGCGATGAAATGTTGTTTTGTCATGCCACAATCTACCACTCCGGCATGTAAGCGCAAGGGGCAACTACTACGGGGAAAAAGACCGGGGAAACTACTTAGGCTTGTAGACCCGCCAGCCCATGAATTCAAACGTTGGCGGACAGGTGGGCGGATCTCTTGGCGCGGAAAAATCCGTGCGCCAGACGACGTTCGATTGGATGAACCGATCGGCCCGGTGAACGGCGTTCACGAATTCGGCCCAGTCCGCCGGCGGTGGCGTCGGTTCAGGGGAATAGGAAATACTCACGATGGATTTTGATTCGGCCGCGCGATCCGTTCGGCGGTTTCCTTGCAAAAGCCGGAGACATACTTCATCACGCGCTCCACGCCGGCATCAAATCCGTTTTTATAGCCGACTTCAATTTTGCGTATGCCCTCATTGCAAACTTCGTTCCATTCCGCGCACTTCGCTTCATGATTTTTCCAGGTTTCCTTCAGAACTCTGTTCAACCGATCAATCTCAGATTGGAGATTCAACAACCGGTCCGTCAGCCGCGTTCGCTCCTTGATCTCGCCGTCGACGATTTCGGAATACTGACGGTTCTCCGTGCGAAGGTTCGCCACATCCTTTTTCAGCTCACTGTGCGCCTTGCACAAATCGTCGATCGTGAACAATTGTCCGTCGACGCACGCACGAATATCCCGCACCTTGATTTCTTCGGGGAGAATTTCGATTGGCTCATTCTGAAACTGTTTGTTCTGCGCGCGGATCTCGACTTCGAGGCTACGGATATAAGTGAGCCGATTTTCGGCGAGCTTGGCATTGTCCTGGGCGATCTTCCGCCAATGGTCGCGATCGGCCTCGGCCGCGACGAGCAGCGGCCGATCGTTGTCGCCCTTGGCGCCGAGCAAACGCTCAGACAGCTTGCGGATCTGAACCGTCTGCAATTCTTCCTCGCCCTTGCCGGGACAGAGCAAGTTGACGATCTTCCGCGCGCAGTCGAACACATTGTTGAAAACGAAGTCCGGAACAGTTGCAACGGGAAACCCGTTATAGTAATGTAGGAAAATCGCCCAGCCGTTTTTCGTCGATTCGACGTGTAGCCGTGCCACCGGCAGATCTTTTTTCGGCTTGGAGATTTCGTCGATCCGTTGGCTCGCTGCGTTCAATTCGTTGACCACGTTTTGTTTTTCAGGATTCATGGGATTATTTGTATTTTTTGACGATTCTTCCACCCTTGGCGGGCACGAAGCCGGTCGCCGGCGGGGAATTTTTCAGCGCGGCGTCGAAATTGTCTTTGAAAGAATTCGAGAAGCAATTCCGGGGACGTGATCCCTTACCCGGGGGTCCGGCGAGCCCCAGATCTCGCTGGGTTGGGACATACGGGCGACGGCTTGATTTCTTCGAGAGATGCATATCACTTGCGTTTGCAGAACAGCCCGATGATCCAGGCAAGAATTCCTATGGCAGCGGCGACGCTCAACAAAACGAGCGGCATCACTACGCAGAGAAGAAACACGACTGCCAAGACGGCCCAGAACGGCGCGAGCACCAGGGCCCAGGGCCACGAGATGATCCCGCAGAGTTTCAGCGTGATGAAAATGAGCCCCAGCCAACCGGCGAAGCTGATTCCGTGATTATGAACAACAGTTTTGTCAGACATGGGAGTGAGTTTAGGAGATTTCGTGGTTTGATCCAACCACTCGTTTGCCGTTGGATAGCCGGATAAAAACAGTGGGCTCGTTCATATTGTTGGGGGCAGTAACAGCGCGGGCGGCTCTCCCCCCGGGTTATGCCCTGCGCGCCGAGCTTGATCATCGGCTGCCATCTGTTGGACCGCTAAATTCACGCTGTTGACCGCATTGCATAGAAGATCAGCCACGGCTGCGTTCTTCGCGACGGCGAGCACCTGCCCGCGGCCATCCACGATAGAACAGGTCGGAGGGTAGTTTGTGCGCTCGACATATTTCGCCAAAGTGCCGTCCTCGTGTAGATGGAATTCAGTGTTGCCGGCGTGGTCATCTGGCAGTGGCGGGGCCGGAACCGCGTCGACAACTCGGTTTTCCGTCGGGGTCAGCGCAGCCAGGGGAACGCCGTCGAGTGCTTTGGCTTCGGCCGGGAAAGCCGGGGCGCTAATAGTTTTCGGGCCGCCCTGAATGACTGAGGCTTCCGGTTTCAAGAGTAGCGATTTTGGAAAAACTGGTTTTGAGGGTTGATTGTGGTCGCTCATATGGGTTTGGATCAGGGTTTATGTTTGAACTTTTTCGTAGATTCTCTTCCACAAAAAGAGGTTGAGTATTCGTATAGTGAAAACATTCCCGCTGTTGTGCGGGGTCAAGCAAATCAAAACTCGCGCACGGACGGCGATGATCGACGTGCCATACCGAACCATAGTTTTCCCAGGACATGCCGGGACGAAATTGAGACTCTAGATGAGTGCGCCACTGTGCGATTGTGCATCCCAACAACGCTAAAGTAGACGCCGATTTAGAACCTCTCTTTAAGGCGATACGCATCCGGACGCGCAAACTTTTCAGAAGTCGGAATTTAGGATCTTTTTGCCATCGTCGACGCTGGCCTTCCTTTGCTCTCGCGCATATAAGTTCGCGATTCTTGGAGTGATAGTTAGCCCGGTAGGCTTTCAACTCTGCCTTGTGATTATTCCGATATTCTGTCTGCTGGGCAAAAAGGCGGCCTTTGTTTTTTGCCCAATGCGCTCGACGAGTCGCCTTAACCCTATCCAGATGGGACGCACGATATGACGCCTGATATTTCTGTGCTTTCTTTTTATGAGACTGATAATACGCGGATAGATAGGCCTTAATCTTTCCACGATTCGCGGCCCGATAAGCGGCATGATACTGACGAATCTTCTCCTTATTGGCAACGTTGTAGATTGCCCGATAGGCGATCATATACGCACGTTTTTTTGCCCTTCGGGCCTCATCACTGGTTTTCACTGGTGGGAAAAAGTTCCTACTTAATAGGACTTGTCAAAAACAATTGCATTCACAGAACAACGCGAGTCGGCGGCGTGTGTTTATCATGCGGATATAGCACGAGCGGGAAAGAGAAAACAGATACTTCCTCGTCGGCATCATACCGAATCATGAATAGATACGCGGATCCCGGCGTCAGTCCACGATACATTAGTGTCTTTTCGCCCGTAACTGTTTCAACCGGCTCCCGAAAAAGCACGTCAATCCTGGACGGCCCGGCGATGATCTCTATAGCTTCTGGAAAATGCCGGCCAACAGCCCGGGCAATCGGGCAGCGCCGACAATCCGCCCGCTCTCCATACGCGATGTCTTCAAACGTGACGTCGACAGTGATAGATTTCATTTTGATTTTCCGATCGCACGCGGACCGTGGACAGTCTTCGGCGGTTGAATCTTTCCGTCCTTCAGCCATCCGGCCTCATGTGCGAACATGACGATGTCATCGAAAAAATACGGGATTGGCCGGCTATCGGATTCGATCCAACAGCCATTCAGCCACGCGACGGGGATCGTGTCGAGCCGTTCGACCTGCTTGTGGAATTCCGCGTGGAAGGCCCGGAACGCAGATTCGAACGTGCGGTGCGACTTGAGATTTTTCAGCCCGATGACTGGTGTAAATTTCATTTCGGGGATGGTTGTAGCAGAAATTCGAATTGTTCACAACCGCAATTTTCACCGCGATCGCAATCAAAATTGTCGTCGTCAAATCCCGCCGGCGGCGAATATTTCGCCAGCTCCAGGAGTTTGTCGCGCGCATCGAAGGATTCTTTGATATCCCCAATCGGATGCCAAGTCATAAATACTTTTTCGATTAACTCGGCCATCTCGGCGCGTTGATCGTGGTAGAGCTGCCGCAGCAAAAATAGCCGGAGTTTGTCCTTGAGATGCGCCAGCATTTCAGGATGCCGTTGCGCCTCAGCGTCGGAATACCAAACCGACGCGCCGACGTTCAGCGACGCGACGAGTCGTGATCGGCCAAAATAGGTCGAGCTGGATCCTACCCCCGCCGACGTGGTTTCGAATTTGACCGCCCCGACGATGTTCTCGAATTTGGGAACGTATTGTTGCGGTTTCATCGGATTGAATAGTCGCGGAATCTGACCAGTGAAGGACTGCCGCCGACTTCCTCGGCCCACTCGGGAATTTCAAATTCCTCCAGGTTGGTTAGTTTTTCCCACTCGGGTTGACGCGAGAATGGGATCACAAACCAGTGGCAATCTCCGTCTTGGGTTAAGATGAATTCGTTGTTCATGCGCGTATGGAAAAATACTTTTGATCAGGTTTGCCGCCTTCGCCATCGGTCCAAAGATAGCCCTGGTGAAATTCGACTTCCTGGACGAGACTGTCATCGGACGGATCCATCCCGTCTTGCGCGGTGACTGGCAAGTCGCCGTGCTCGGCGATCTTGGCGACGAGTTGTTGAATCAATTCGGATGCTTTCATATTTCGTATCTCCAATCCAAATAGAGCCCCAAATCATGCAAATGCCCGGCCTGTATTTGCGCAACCATGAGTTGGATGACTTCCCTCACCGCCGGCGTCAATTGACCGCGCGTTGATTGGATCAATTTCAATAGACACATCGCGGAATGTGCATGCGCAGTATAGTGACGCGCGATGGCTTCGGCCTGCGCGAGTGGATCACCGGCGAGTCGCCGGATCGTCAAATCGACGGCATGCTGCGTAACGTGACTGGATTTCATTTTTTGAACGCAGTAAAAATGCCTTCGTTGCCATGCGCGTCGATCACTTTACGCGAAATCATGAGTTTGCCCAACCTCAAATTGACGACGATCGTCTCCATGTCGGATAACGCTTTGCCCGACGTGGCCGGATCGTGGTATCCGATTGCGTCGAGTCGGGCGCGGATTTCGGAATGCGGCACGCTCATGTTGAGTTTTGGACTGTCCGGATTCATATCGGCGCGATGGAAAATTGTTGGTTTCACGCGGTCGGCAGTGTCTCAACTAGAGCTTTGAGCGTCTCGCGCAATAGCCGAACCTGGACGCAATTCATGTCCTGCAATTCTTCAACGACCGCGCCGATATCTGCACAAGCGCCGATGAATGTTGAGATTTTTGATTTCAATTCACGTTGTCGCATCTCTGCTCTCTTCGCAGCATCCTCGGACTTGCGTTTGGCAATGTCCTCATGCCATTTCTTTTTTTCGGCGGCTTCACGAGCCGCGGCGTCGTCTTCTCGTTGGGCTTTTATGCGGGCTTCAACCATTTCCTCGGCCCATTTTTGTCGGCTCGCCGCGCTTGCTGCATCCGAAATTGCTTTGTCGCGGTGGACCTGGTCCGTGAGAAGATTCAAATCTGTTCCCTCCGGAATTATCGGCTTGAGATTCGAGGGCGCAATTGGCGTCTGTTTGAAAATGTCTTTGCTCATGATTCAATAGTCGTTGCGCTGCGCGAATGTATAGGAAAACGCAATTGGATCCAACCCTTTTTTTCGGGCATACAGCAATAATTTAAGCTGAAGATCCTTGACTTTAAGAAGTAAATCAGGATCCGGATCACCAGGACGATAAAAATTGAAATGTGGTGCTGGCCGTTTGGCCCAGCCCCAACAATGGAAAAGTGCTGAGTCGTAGAGTCGGGCCGCGCCTTGTGGAGTTCCGGATGTGCCGACGTGCCAATATTTATCGAGCAGACAAATCCGGACTACGTAAAGCGCTTTAGTGACTGATTCCGCCCTAAAATCCGGATCTCCCCAGGCCATCTTGGCTTGCATTTCCTGCATCCGCAGATCATGCGCCGGCGAGTCTTCATCGGTGCGCGGAGTGATGCCGTCCGCTTCCATGCCGATGATTTGTGGCCGATATTCTGCGCGCAACTGTCGCTTCTCCGGATGATAGGAGACGCCCCAAAATCGCCGGATCGTCGTGCTGCCATCTGGCAATTTTTCTTCAATCGATAGTTTCACGGGTAAAAGTCAGGCCTCGGAAAATCATGGCGCTGCGCAAAGGTGAATGAGTAGTGCGCTGGATCCAACCCGAATGCTTTCGCACGCTGGATCATCAGCCCGCGAATTGTTTCTATTTCGGGCAACGATTCCGGCGTTGGATCCGCGGAGTCGGGACGATAGAAATTGAACTCGGGTTTTGGGTTCTTCATGAATCCCCATAGATAGAATATCGCCGAATCGGCGAGTAGCCCGGCAGCCGCCGGCGTCTTCTCAAATCCCAAATAAAGCTTTGCGCCAAGAAAGGTGGCCTGAACTTTATAGCCTCCATTGCCGCGCGTGACATGGCGAAGCCGACCGTTGGATTGCCGTCCATCGGGCAACGACGCGGTCAAATAATATCTCATGCGAGTAAGGTTGAGGAGCCCATGACATTGTCATAATCAATTTATGATAACTAGGGCAAAAACGGTGGTCCCTTTGTATATTTTTTTTTCTTAAACCCCCTTAAACAAATAATAACCCACATAGAAAAGAAAAAACTAAAATATTGGCGTAAAAGTTGGTAAGTGGTTGGAAAATGTAGTGGAGTAGACGAGCCGGCGAATTCGTCGGCCCGGCTGGCCGCCGGTGGCACCTTTTTTTATCCTCCGCCAGCGGCGGTCGCGCGTTTACACGCCAAATGTCAATTTTTCTGGAATTAGTAGTTAGCCATTTCGAGAGTCCGGCGGATCGCCGTGCCGACAAGTCGGGCGGAGCCTGAACCTTTTGTGCGTGAAAGACCCAAAGACCCCCGCCGATTCCCTTTTTCGTTCGCAGCCAAAACGAATCCAGAAACTTCAAAAAGACGGTGCGAAGGCGATTCGTGAGAAGGCCCGGAAAGAATGGTGGCGCAATTATGGAGGAACTGCGAAGTGAAAGTGAACAAAAATCATTTGGATGTTTCCCGCTGTTTTATCGTGTTCATGACTCTATGCGGTGACGTGCAAAAGACTGCTGCCGCCCTGGACATCGATCCCGCGATCGTGGAGAAGCTTGCGACGGATGAACAATGGCACCAGAAGATCAGCCGCGTCAGCCTTTTGAGCAAATCTGGCAAGCCAGGAGAATACGAGCGAGGCGTCAATCGTGCGCTGAACTTTGCACAGTCGCACCGCGCCCGGCTTCTGCTTGATAAGGTGTTGGAAGAGTTTGAGGACAAGACGCCTGAAGAGATCCTGGAGGTTCTGTCCACGCGCACCAAAAGCGGAGCGATGATGGTGAGCGCTCGTTTTTTTGCGGACCTGATCGCAGCGATGGAGAAGGCGCAGCACATGTCATATCTTGCTCTCGGCGATACAGTTGCAGAGCGGCCGGACGTGAGCACCGAAGAAGGAGAGTTGTCCGCGAATCAAATGCATCAGGCGGTAATTCAAGCGCTCAACAATCCAGCAATGCGAAACGTCTCAGCCGCAAAGCTTTTGAATGATGAGCAAGTTACTCATGTTACTCAGGTAGCAGAGCGAAAAGCTCCCGCGGAAGCGCCGACGGAAAGCGCGCCGCAACCGCCAGGACCCGCATCGGTTGGGTGAATACACCCAATCGGCAGCTCGACCGTTCGGCGACAAGGCTTTGCGACGTAGAAAACTGGGCAGTCCCTGATACAGCCCTATCGACGCGCTGCCGGACTGGGAATCGGCGCAAGTCGACGGGGGGCTGGCCCGGCGAACGGCCCGGCTAAGGGGTCCGAGCGCTATAAAATAAATCGGCTCCGCGAGCTTTTTTGTGACAACGCGGTGTCCGCCTGCACTTTACTACCAGTGACAACTGCGCCAGAATACGGGGATAGTAAGAATATCCTGCTCGCTCGCATAGTTCAGAAGAAGAGCGACGAGCACGGCGGAGCCTACGCACCCCGGTATGGCGATTCAAATTATCGGCTTTGGCAGAAATGGGCCAAGCTGCTTTTCACTTATGGCCCGTAAAAAGTTTCCCGCGCCGGTCCCAGGTCGGGTTTTCCTGTATGCTCTTTGCGAGCCGGGCACCCGGACGGTTCGATATATTGGCCAGACCAAAGACCCTCGAAAAAGATTCGATAAGCATCTTTCCGCATCTTCCAAGAATAAGAATCATCTGGGATACTGGCTACGGAGCATTCTGGACCGCTCGGCGCAGCCAAATATGATAATCCTTCGAGACGTGCCCGAAAGCGATCTGGATTTGGCCGAGAGGAAGTATATTCGCATCGCCCGGGATCTGGGAATGAATTTGACGAATGCTACCGAAGGCGGGGAGAAATGCAGCCCAAGCCCAGAGACGGTAGAAAAAATTATTGCCTCCCGGGCTTGGTATCGGCATTCAGAAGAGACGAAGGCAAAAATCAGTAGGGGCAATCGTGGGAAAGTCCTATCCCCGGAGCATATCCAGGCACTGCGATATGCTCGATCGCCCGAGACCCGCGCCAGGATCAGCGCAGCCAAAATGGGGAAACGTAGATCCAAAGAATCTTGTGCCAAGCAGAGCGCGAATATGAAGGGAAAGCCGTCCCGCATGTTAGGCAAAACGCATTCCCCCGAAACCCGGGAAAAGATGCGACAATCTCACGCGGCTCGACTTGTCCGAAAACGATTGGAGGTATCGAATGTCATTTGAACCGCGCTACGGGGATTCCGAATATGCCCTCATTTTCAAAATCGCCGAGATGATAAACGCCGGCGGAGGGGGCGGTGGATCCGGCGTCTCAACCTTCAACGGGCGCACCGGCGCGGTCTCCCTGACTTCCGGCGACATCAACGGCGCCCTGGGATTCACACCCGGCAATCCGGCTCTTTACGTGCTCAAGGCTGGCGACACGATGTCGGGCACCCTGACGATCCAATCTCCAGGTTTCCTCGAAGCTCCGTTTGTTTTCGCGAACATGGCGGACGCGATTGTCAATGCGGCCCCCGTCGTTGCGGAAGTCAGCCATCACTCGTCTGCGGGAACCCCGGCGGTCGGCAATGGCGTGTCCATGGATTTCTCGATGGACGACGCGACGGTTGTTCGACAGATCGGCGCGCGACTTACTAGCTCATGGACTACGGCGACGCATGCAACCCGGACGTCTCAGTTCCGATTTTTTCTGCCGTCTTCCGCGACCCTCACAGAAGTATTTCGGATAGCGCCGGCCAATACGGTGCTCGTCGTCGGAAACTTCGTTTTTGGAACTGACAATACGCAGGACATCGGCGCATCCGGAGCGACGCGTCCACGCACCGGATACTTTGGGAAATCGGTTGTCGTAAATCAGGGGACGATCACTACGGTTATTCCGGCGGTGGATATTTCTCAGACCGTAAATGATGACGGAAGCTTAGACTTTGTGGCTTTTCGTATCTCGGGGGCCAACACGACAGGGGATGAACAATTCAAATTCATCTCATGCAATTTTAATAGCGGAGGCGGTGGTGCCCAAGAAGTTTTCTATGTCCAGGCCTCTGGGAACCTTTTCACAAGGGGGGGCATAACTTTGGATGGGGGCGGAAGCATTCAGCTTGCGGATGGCGGGGGAATAAATCGGGGCAGCAATCCGTTCAACAACTTTCTTACTAGTTATTTTTCGGGAGCCGTTTATACTGTCACAAATTCTAGCGCAGAGGTTAAGCTAAACGGGAATTCACAACCGGTTATAATCGACGTGGCCGGAAAGTATCTACTCAGGGCATGGGTGAAAATTGATCTGAGCGGAGCGACTTTTGCGGCGACGCGGACGCTTACGATTAAACTGCGGAGGTTGAACAACACCGCGGCGGATGTCGCGAATGCCGTTCTGACTTTCACCGTCCCGATCACCACAACTTTGTCGGAAACCCTGGCGTTTATCGATTTGCCGGGGGTGCAATATACTGGCACGGCGACGGATCAAATCGCCATGTTCGCGGACATCAACATCGTCCCTTCGGCTGGATCAATTGTAATTTCAGCCGGCGGAATCACAGCAATGCGGATCTAATATGTCAACACCAAACCTATCATCGGTCTCGGGCCTTTCCATTAACACTGGAGAAGTCCAGGAGAACACCCCCGTCCTCTCGCTCATTCAAAAAGTCAATGACGCGGGGGATGCCCAGTTCAACATCCTTGAACTGCGGGTCGAGAACACGACCGAGGACGAGCAAATCTTTTTCCTACGCGGATACCTGAACGGACAGGAACAGTTTTCAATTCGGCCGGGCGGTGCGTTTATCGGCGGATCTGTTTTTGTTATCAGCTCTATCACGGCTGGAGCCAGCACACTTGATACCACAACTCTGAATCTTGCGGGCAACGTTTTTCTTACGACGGACGGATATAATGTGCTCTCACTTCGTCGGGGGAATCAACCACAGACCCTTCGAGTTTACGGCGCTCACCAGGACGAGGGTCCTTTTGAATATCTCGATCTCTCATTCTCTGGCGGCGTCGCAAAGATTAGCACCCAGAAACAGAACGCGGGCGTGGAGCGAGAGCTAGCGCTCGGCGTCGGCTCGTCGAATTCTATTCGGCTTTCTTCCTCCAATCAGGTTGGATTTTTTGGGGCCGCTCCCGTCTCGCAACCGGTTCTCGGTAGTGCGAGCGCGTCGGCTTCTTATGGAGCGCCCGAACAGGCGATGTTGAACAAAGCCTACCAGGCCCTCCGGACTCTCGGTCTCGCTAGCTGACTCAAACCAAACCCATGAACCAAAAAACCCACGCCTCCCCGACGGATCCTTTTTCCGTCGTCCTCACGAAACAGGAAATTGAAGTGCTACTCGGTCTGCTCGATCTCGGCGTCAAAGCCGGCGGGCTCTCCGTCGCCGCCAACGCTGCGGTGTTGCACCAGAAGATCCAGGCGGCCACGCCGGTCGCGCCGCCCGCGCCGCCCGCGCCGTCCGCGCCGGAAGCGGAACAGCCGCCGTTCTAATTTGACAAGCCCGCGGTCTCGTGGTAGGTTGTCTTCATGATGAAGACAGCAATTTGCAAACGGTGCAGCCAGGAATTTTCCTTCGAGGGAAAATGGAAACGGTATTGTCCCGGCTGCGCTCCGATCGTGATCAGCGAACGGGACATCGCCGCGCGCGAACGGCGTAAGTCCGAGAAGCGCGAGCTACTCGGCGGCATCGATCTCGAACCCATCGCGGTCCGCACCCACAAGGAAGTCGGCGAAATTCTCGGCATTTCGGGCGAGGCAGTCCGGCTGATCGAACACACCGCGCTGATCAAGATCCGCCGGGCGCTGGCATTCGGCATGACCAAACAACAGATCAACAACTCACTCCGCATAGTATGATAACCCTATTAAGTGTAGTGGCCGTGGCCCTTTGGTCATCAGAAAACTCAGCGGTCAACCGGGAAGCGCAGGCACGGATCGACGCGGCCAAGGACACAGAGCGAGCCGCCAACCGGGAGGCGCGGGAGGTGGAACGAAAAGAGGAGGAAGCCCGGGCGAAGAGACACAAAGAACGCGCACACTATCTATTGGAGTCCCCGCCCCACTTTAACAAATATCGAACGCCGGATCGCAAAGCCTTTATCTTCCGAGAATCAGATTTCCAGTCATGGGCAAAGGCCAGAACCGCGTAACCACCAAAACAATATGCACGACTTGAACCAAATCCGAAAGATGAACGAGCTGGCCGAGACAAAGAAATCTCAATCCCGCGCTCGCGCCATGAACACGAAGGAATCCCATCCGAAGAAATCTCTCGCGGCCCGGCTAAAGACGGTGCCGACCGGCGCGTGCCCCGCGCTTGACAAACTGCGGTAACCACCAACAACAAAACAGCTTCTGTGCCGGGCCGTCTCTGACAAAGGGGCGGCCCGGCTAACTTTTCACCGTAGCTGATTGTCGTTCCCGACAAGGCCTGAGCGTGGTAGTAACCCACCGGGCAAGCGGATCGCTAGTGGAACGACGCAGCAACTCAATCCGAGAAATCGGATGTATCAAAGATCCGCTTCTTTCAAGCATGATGAAAGCGCCACCGCGCACCCAGAAAATCTTGATCACGATTCCGTTCTGGAGTCGCGACCGTGACCAGGCGATGGAGCTGGCGCGGCTGTTGGCGGACCTGGAGCCGGCGCATTCCGAGATCGCTGACTTCGCGTTCGTATCCAGGCCGGACTCCAAACCGGCGGATCTGGAGACGTCCGCGCACGTCTCTCGAAAGTTCAATCTCTATAACGTTGTGTCGAGCCGGAACGAAACTGGCTGGCCGGCGGGCTGCAATGGGACCTTCGCCGGCACTCTTGACTGGACACTGCGTGGAATTTACAACGGGCAACTGCCGGCGTATCGGGGGATTTTCATTTGCGAATCCGACGCGTGCCCGCTTACGCGCAATCCGATCGGCTACATTCACGGTGAATGGATGAAGCTGAAGAACAAGTGCGTCGCGGGCGCACTGATCCCCCCCGGACCTCACGGACGGGCTCATGTCAATGGCGGATGCTGCGTGATCGACGCAGACCCGAAATTTTTGTCGTGGCTTGTTACTTCTGTCGGCGGCGCGATTGCAACTGGGAAGGCCGGATGGGATTGGTATCTTGCAGAGCAATTCAAGATGAAAGGCTGGCAGGATCTGCCCGGGATCAAATCGCACTGGCAGCGGCCGACATTCGCCGAAGGCGAGTGGGATTCGGTTGTCAACGGCGGAGTCAAATGGCTACATGGTGTCAAGGACTATTCGCTGATCAATCTCGCCCGCCAGAAACTTTTATGACCCACAAAGAAAAGAAACGGGCGTATGACATGGCCTACCGGTCGGCGAATCGGCCCAAATTGTTGGCCCAGATGAAAGCGTATCGGGAAGCAAACCTGGGGAGAGTAAAAGCCCTAAGTAAAGCATATCGTGAAGCGAACCCCGAAAAAGTAGCCGCGCAGAAGAAAGCGTGGTGCGAGACGAACCGAGCAAAGCTATCGGCCATCCGTAAAGCGCGTTATGCGCTGAATTCCGAAGAAATTCTAGCCCGGAAAAGATTCCACTACGCCGCGGATCCCGAGAAAACTCAGGCCAGAAATAGGGCATGGCATACGGCTAATCCTGAAAAAGTCTTGGCCTATCGGAGAGAATACTATCGGCAACGTCTCGTCGGAGACCCTGAATTTCGGCTTCTTAAAAATCTCAGGACCAGAATAAACATGGCGATCCACCAAGGATCTCGATCCGCGCGCACCCGGGATATTCTCGGATGCACAATTCCGGAACTCCGCGCGCATTTGGAAAAGCAATTTCGTCAAGGAATGACTTGGGAAAATTATGGCCCGGTGTGGCATGTTGATCACATCAAGCCGTGCGCCAAATTCGATTTACTGGATCCTGCACAACAGCAGGAATGTTTTCATTACACGAACCTTCAGCCGCTTTTTGCGGAAGAGAATCTACGAAAAGGCGCACGAGTATGAGTTTGAACCCCCCCGATCTGTTGGTCTCTGTCCATGGTTACGACGGCGACAAGAATCAAATCCAGAACGCTCTGAGATTCTACGAACATCACCAGGCACCCGTCGTGATTTTTTCCCCTGAAGATTCAAAAATCTCCCGCATGGGCCCTCACATTTGTCGTTTCATAGGCAGGCGTCAATATATCGGCCAACTTTCTCTCGACCGGCAGAAGGCCCAGCTCGCGGCCTTGTTGGACTATACCGGGTTCAACTGGTTTTTAATGAACGATTCAGATTCTATCTGCGTCGAGCCGAAGTTGCCCGCATATCTTTTCGAGAGCCCAGAAACGCTTTGGTCCAACTCAGTGAGTGATGCGATGCATGCTCGCCCAGAAAATTATCCCTATCCCCGGCTCGCATTTCAACCCCCCTATTTTTGTCATCGGTCGGTAATTCAGAAGTTGATTTCTGTGGACGTGCCGGCCGATCCGACCACACCTTTTATCGATTGGTGGATGATGAGCGTCGCAATTGAAGCGCGCGTTCCATTCCAGAATTTTCGCGATGGGATAAGCTGTCCCACAAGTGACGAGGGTTCTCTGGCCGCGATGTCGGACGCTGTCACGAACCGAGGCGCGATCTTCTTGCATTCGATCAAAACTCTCCGTGCGCTGAACCAAGTGGTCGGATGCCGGAAGTATTACGTGCGGAAATTCGGGATCCCACAACACAGAGCAATGCCACGACCGATCCCGCCAGGCAAAGGAGTCTGGGTTAGATTCGATCAACGAAATGAAATCAAGCGATAGAATTCTCGTCACCGGCGGAAACGGATTGATCGGCGGGGCGATTGTGCGCCGGCTGAAGCGTCTCGGATTCGAGAACATATTCGCCCCGACGCGCGCCGAAGTTGATCTCACGGATCCCATCGCGGTGCGGTGGATGTTTTCTGTTTATAAAATCGATTATGTTTTCCATTGCGCTGCTCGTGTGGGTGGCATTAAAGACAACGCGGAGAATCCTGTTGACTTTCTGGTCGAAAATCTTCGGATCCAAGACAACGTTTTGATGAACGCGGCGAAGTATGAAGTGAAAAAACTTCTATTTCTCGCGTCGAGCTGTTGTTATCCGGACAATTCGCCGCAACCGCTCCAGGAGAAAATGCTTTTCACGGGATTGATCCATCCGGATACGGAGCCGTATGCGACCGCCAAGCTGGCCGGGATACGGCTGTGTCAATATCTTCGCAAGGCGCGAAAATGTAATTTTATTTCTGCGTTGCCGTGCAATGTGTTTGGTCCTGGCGACGATTTTAATCCCCGCACTGCGCACGTTGTATCCGGGCTGATTGCGCGGATGCACGCCGCGAAAATCTCCGACGCGCCGTTCAGTGTTTGGGGCGATGGATCCCAGCGGCGAGAGCTGATCTACGTCGAAGATCTGGTTGACGCATTGTTTTTATTGATGGATAAATATGATCGACCGGAGCCGATCAATGCCGGTAGTGGTATCGAATACACTGTCAAGCATCTGGCTTTCGAAATTGCCGAGACGGTAGGATTTAAAGAGGGAATCCGATTCGACAACGCCGGGCATGTCGGGGTTCATCACAAGCTCATGGATAACTACAAACTGAACCAACTCGGATTCGCCGTGAAAACACCGCTGTCCGTCGCGCTGCGTTGGACTTATCTGGATTTCCTGAAATGAGTTTGCAACGCGACACGGCGGAAGAATTGAAGATGGCAACGCCGCCTATTGAGACGGCGACTCGGCGATTTGTCTATCTAGCCGGATACGATCTCGATACGATTCCTCCCAGCATAGAGACCGCATGGCTGCGATGGGGCGGCCAGACAGAATTTGTTTATGAAAATGCGGATCCGGACAAGGTCGGGATTGTAATTTTTCAGCTATTGAATGCTCCGTATGTCCCCGTTAAACTCGCGGAAAGTTTGCGACCGTTTTATGCCAAGGCCGGCACGGAGGCGAATACATTTGAATTCGATCCGATAACAAAAACATTCACGCGTCGCGGCCCCGAGTGGTTGGACTTCCCCGGGAGGATCCAGTGAGCCTCCCAGTAGATTGCGAACAGCGCGAGCTGGTAAACAATGTCAGCACGCTTTTGCACGAGGAGAAATTATTCGAGGCCGCTCGTCTAGTTGCGGACTGGGTTGGAGAATGCGCCGGCAAACGGGTAAAGCAACCTTCGGACAAGGCCGAGGCGTATCAGCTTCTGAATATCTTGCTGCACTGGCTGCTAGACAACAATGGAATGGAGGAAGCGGCCCAGATGTTGTGGGGGCCCACTCAATTCGATCCGCGTCCGAACAGCACGCAGCGGGTTTGGAAAGCATTCGATGATCACAATTTCATTTTGCTGATGGGGGCGGCGTCGATGTCGAAATCGTTTTCGATGGCGGTCCGGCTTTTTCTGGAATGGATCCGGGATCCAGAATACACAACGATCAAAGTTCTCGGTCCGAGTGAACAGCACTTGGAGGACAACCTTTTTTCTCACCTTGTCACACTGCATAAAGGCAGCACGATTCCGTTGCCAGGGACCGTCGGAAAACTTTTCATCGGTATGGACTCGCGGTCCCGCAAAGGATCGATCACCGGCGTAGTGATTCCTCTGGGCAAGAAGGCCGCCGGCCGACTTCAGGGTGTGAAGCGGGTCCCGCGCAAAAAGGCGCACCCGATTTTCGGAAAACTCTCCCGGATGTTTGTGTTCCTGGACGAAATCGCGAACATTCCGATCGGCATCTGGCGCGACATCGACAACATTCTTGGAAGCTCGTCCCAGGAAGGATTGAAAGTCATCGGCGCGTTCAACCCCACGGATCGATCTGACCCCGTCGGCGAGCGATGCGAACCGCCGTTCGGATGGCAATCGTTCGATGCCGACAAGCATCATGAGTGGATGTCCACTCGTCAATGGTTCGTAGTCCGTCTCGATGCCGCACTCTGCGAGAACGTCGTGGCCGGGAGGGAAATCTTCGCGGGGCTGCAAACGCTGGAGGGATTCAATCGGATCATTTCGAATAACGGCGGCACCAACTCTGCGAACTACTGGTCGATGGCGCGCGGCTGTTTTCCGCCGCTCGGGACGATCATGTCGTTGATCCCGACAGGGATGCTGAATAATTTCAAGGGCGAATTCATCTGGTATGAAAAGCCCAAGCCGGCCGGCGGAGTCGATCTTGCGTTGGAAGGATCCGACACGGCAAAATTTGCGCACGGCGAGTGGGGGCTTGCGACGGGAATAAAATATCCGCCATCGTTGCAGCATCCGAACGGGCTAACAATCATGTTCAAGAACGCGAAGGGCAAAGCATATCCGCGCTACGCGCTTCAGCTCAAGCAAATTTTTTTGCTACCAAAGGGCGACACAGTCGCGATGAAAAAGTCGGTGCAGGAATTGGCGCAGCGATTAGGAATCACGCCGGAATGGCTGGCCGTCGATCGAACCGGCAACGGCGCGGGCGTCCACGATCTTTTGAAATTCGAGTGGGGGATCGGCTGCATCGGGGTGAACTTTTCAGAGAGCGCCGGCGATCAGAAGATCATGGTTGAGGACTCCGGCACCGCGAAGGAATTATATGACCGCGCACAGACCGAACTTTGGTTCGCTGCGAAAAAGTTTTTGGAGTTTGAATATCTGAAGGGAGTCTTCGGGCTGGAGACCACGGAACTTTTTCTGCAACTCACGGGCCGACTCTACGAAGCCAACGGCAAAATGTCGAAGGTCGAAAAGAAGGCCGACTATCGTTCGCGTCATCAGGGGAAATCGCCCGACGACGCTGAAGCAGTCACGCTTTTGGTTTGTGCGTGCCGCAAGGCCAGCGGAGTTACACTCGGCATGCGATCGGAGAACACCGTCGGCGCGGACGAGGACGATGGAGATTATTACGAGGATTCGGGACCACGATGCGACGTCACAAATTCATTTTCGCACATTGATCTATGAAGATTTGTAAAAAATGTGGACGATCCGGGATGAGATTTCATCGAAACGCCAGTAAAAAAGACGGGCTCGCCTCTACATGTGTAGAATGCCATTCCGTCGCTAGCGAACGATGGGAAAAAGCGAACGTCGGGCGGATACGAGAGACAGCGAGAGCTTGGAAAGCAAATAACAAAGAGCGAGTCGAGTCCTTGAGGCGGGCGCGTCACAAGGAGAACCCGGAAAAGAGACGAGCTTATCAAAGATCTCGTCTACAATCAGATCCGGGATTTAGACTTCGGCGCAATCTTCAAAATCGGATCTGGATGACGGTAGTAAAAGGAGGCAAATCTGCCTCGACGTTAGAATTATTGGGGTGTACGATCCCGGAACTTCGCGCACATTTGGAATCGCAGTTCCGGCCCGGAATGACCTGGGAAAATTATGGTCCCGTGTGGCACATTGATCACCGTCGCCCGTGCGCGAGTTTTGATTTGCTGGATCCCGCACAACAGCGGGAATGTTTTCGTTACACGAATCTTCAGCCGCTTTTTGCGGAAGAGAACATAAGAAAGGGAGACAAATGCCACTAAGATTCAAGGCCGGATTGTATCCGGTTGGAGGACGATATTTCATTGATTCGGATGGAGTAAAGCATAAGGCGGAGAACTTCGATATTTTAGCTGTGCGAGTGGCGGCCTATCGAAAACGGAATAATTTGCCGCCGGGCGATCCACTAAATGAGATTCATGCACAAGTCTGCGCTCGACAGCCGGAGGGTTGTGCAGAGACAAATCCTCAGCCGGTTGTCACCGCCCCGCCGCAATCCGCATCATCTATGCGGTTGCCGGTCGGCGATCTTACGAATCGAGTCACGAAGTGGTTTGCGCACTTGCTGGGAATGAAACGCCGGGGCGAAATCGGCAAGGTCAGCATAGATGAAGCACGCCGGCGCGCGGCGATTTGCGCGGGTTGTCCGCTTCAGAGGGACGTTTCATCGGCATGCGGGGCCTGCAAAGCCAGCCGGCGGGCGGCGAGCGATGCTATTTTGGAGGGCAGTAAGCGTGTAAACAGCAAATTGAAGGCATGTCAGGCCTTGGGCGAGGACACCGGGCTTGCGGTTCATTTGAATCTCGGGCCAACGGGCAATGGAAGCCTGCCAGATCATTGCTGGAGGCGGTAAAATGAGATTTCCTAATCCTTTTGGACTTTTTATGGCCGGTTGTAGAGTAATTAAGGCGAAATTTACCCGCCAAGCGGTGCTTTTGGATGAAGAAACCGTGAATGAACGGCTGGCGGCGTGCGAAGCGTGTCCGTTTTTCGATCCCGGGATCCGGCAATGCAACGTTTGCACCTGTCTGGTCGATCTCAAGGCCGCCCTGGCGACGGAAAAATGCCCGAAACGGCGCTGGCCGGTGACCAACAAGTGACTTGACAAGCCCCGACACCGCACAACTTTACTACCAGCATGCTGCCTAACGAAATATACGCACCCCAACCGGATAATCAATCTCCTTATGGTGGTGCGGTTTCATCTCCAGATCTGTCGGACAGCACTCTGAAGCCGAAAAATCGCGCCATACGTGACGCAAAGCAGGCACAGAATATCATCACGAGTCTCGAAGTCGCCAACAAAGAGCGCAATCTGAAGAATGCGCGCATCATGGCGAAGTATAATAGCGAGCGGCCATATACGCAACAGCAATTGGAGAGCGAAGGGCTCGGATGGAAGTCAAATTTCACATCGAAACCGCTGCCGATGTTGATTGATAAAGTTGCGCCCCGGTTCACCCAGGCGATCGACGGGGTCAAGTATATCACCAACTCAGCATTGCCGGATGATGTCGAAGGGGCGTCTGAAAAAACGGACGCGTTTCGGCGGGAAATCACCAGCGTAGCCCGGGCTCGGCCCGGATGGCGCGAATTCATGTCCGAAATCGGCCAGGAAAACGCATTGTTTGGCTACACAGCGGCTGCGTGGCTCGATGAATTCTCGTGGTTCCCGAAATTCTTTCGTCAGGATCAATTTTTCATTCCCACGGGCACCAAGCAATCGCCGTCCGGAGCGCAGATCGTCGCGCTGCGTGAAACTTTTCTGTTGCACGAGCTGTTCTCGTTGATCTCGGACAAAGAAGCCGCGATCGCGCGCGGTTGGAACATCCAGGAGACCGTCACTGCGATCAATGAGGCGATGCCGGAGGACCGGCGTAGTCGGCAGACGGATTATTGGCGCGTCTACGAGGACATGATTCGTGAATCGGTCGTCGGGACGTCGTATGAGAATGGCGCGCGGGTCGTGACCGTGTGGCATTTGCTTGCGACGGAGATCGATGGCAAGATCTCACACTACATTTTCAACAACACGAGCTTCAAGGAGCTTTTTTCGGCCGAGGATCAGTTCGATTCGATGATGGACGCCGTTGCGTTCTTCAGTTTTCAGCAGGGCAACGGAACGATGCATGGAAGCAAGGGCATCGGCCGCGAAATCTACGCGATGGCCGGGATTTTGGATCGCAGCCGCAATGAGGTTGTCGATCGGTTGAATCTCGCTGGCAAATTGATCATACAGGGCGATGAAAAGCAGCTCCGGCGGTTCAAAATGTCGATCGTCGGCAATACGATTCTGATCGGCGAAGCGTTCACCGTCGTCGAGCATAAAATCGATGCGGCGGTCGAGCCGTTTTTGACGCTGGATAATTTTTTGACTGGGCTGCTCGATCAAATGGCGGGATCGACGACTCCGAAGGTGTTTGAGGGCGAGCGGGTGACGAAAGCCCAGGTCGATTTATTCGCCAGTCGCGAGGAGGAGACCCGGGATTCGATCATCGGCCGATTTTTAAGTCAGTTTGCTACAATGGTCACTACCATGCAACGGCGCATGTGTGATCCGCATACGTCAGATAAGGATGCGAAAGACATGCAAGAGCGGCTGCTCAAAATCATGACCCGCGAGGAGCTGACGCAGTTGTCGAAGCAGGTTGTGGCGGAGACGGTGAAGGATTATACCGATGTAGAACGTCAGCAGGTCGTGCTCGTCGCCCAGGAGGCGCGTGGGAATCCGCTTTATAACGCAAAGGAGCTGGAGCGGCGAAAAGTTACCGCATTGATCAACGAAGAATTTGCGGACGCAGTTCTTTTGCCCGACAATGATCCTACGGTCGAAGCCGAACAAACGCGGTTGCAACAGATGGAGCTTTTGCTCATAGTCGGACAAGCGACGGCAGTTCCGGTTTCTCCGCGCGACAATCATTTGATTCATCTCGGAATTTTGATGCCAGTGATGGAACAGACCGCCCAGCAAGCGGTGCAGAATCCCAAAGCGCTGGATGTTTTGAGCGCTGTGCTGGCCCACGCAGAGGCCCACTTTCAGGCGGCCGAAGCCCAGGGGACTCCGAAAGATCAACTCGCGGATATCGGGTCAAAACTTACGCAGCTTCGCAGTGTGATTGATCGGCTTCATCAAAACGCCGCCCAGGCGCAGCAAGTGGATCAAGCCACTCAGGCCCGACAGGGACAAATCGATCAAGCCGCCGCGGCTATTCCGGCCCCGCCGGCGCAGATACCCACACAATAACATGCAACTACCCACGAAACAGGAAACTCCTTGGGAGTCTTCTGACGCCTCCGCATTGCGTCTATTTTTCGAATCGAAAACTGGTCAGCGTGCGTTGACACATTTGAATGATCTAATTCCTTCTCTTCTCGACGGCTCCGACGTCAATAAGACGCTCGTCACCAACGGAGAAGTTAAGGGCTGGAATAATGCGCTGCGCGCACTTTTGAATTTGACAATCGAACAACCCGCACCAATCAAAATTCCCGAAGCGTATCCGTCGCTCGATGACGAAGATGCATGGAAGGAAGACAAGAAACCCGAAACCACGAACCCGTAACCATCATGCCCGAAGACACACGCCCCATCGACCAGATCCCCGGCTTTGATCAATTGCCGTCGATCGATCCCGAAACTTCATCCGCGCTCGACGCGTTGCTCGCCAAACAAACCGGCGAACCCGCTCCGAAAGATGAGCCGGCCCCGAAGGATGAACCCGCGCCGAAGGACGAGCCCGCTCCGAAAGATGAGCCGGCCCCGAAGGACGAGCCCGCTCCGAAAGATGAGCCGGCCTCGAAGGACGAGCCCGCGCCCAAGGACGAGCCCGCTCCGAAAGACGAGCCGACCGCCAAGAAACCAGTTTCGGATGATCTCGACAGCGTCGCGCTTCCGCCATACACCAAGAGCAAAACCACGGAAGCTTTTGATCAGGTCAAGGCACTCGCGCGCGAGAAGATTTCCGTTTTGGAGACCGAACGGGACGCTCTGAAAAAGCAAAACGAAGAATTGGCGGCCAAAGCCAAGCAGGGAATCCCTAAAGAGATCGAAGCGGAGCTGAAGGAATTGCGCGAATTCCGTAACAAGCTGGATGTCGATGCAGATCCCGAATTCAAAAAGTTCGACGAACAGATAAAGGCTAATGACGAAGCCGTGTATTCTCGCATGCTCGCGTCCGGGCTCACCCAGGAGCACGTCGAGCAGGTGAAAAAAGCTGGCGGTCCGGCGGCCATCGATTGGGATTCTGTCGCCAGCAAAATGCCGGCTGCGCTGAAGCGTTTCATCGACGCGAAGCTCGTGGAGAACGAGACCCTGGCGGACAAGAAGGCTCGCACATTGGAGGAGACGAAGAAGAACGCAACGGAATACATTCAGAACAAGCAAGCGGCGGCCGAAACCGCGCGTGCCGAGAGCACACGAGCCGCGCAGGCGAATGTGGACGAGCTAGTTCCACAGCTTGGATGGCTGGAAGTTCGAAAACCCAAGGCCGACGCGAGCGATGCCGAGAAAACTATTATTGCAGAGCACAACAAATTGGTCGAAGAGGCCCAAGGATTTTTGAAGGACGCTGTTGCCGATGATTCTCCCGCCGCCCGGGGACTTTTGGCAGTCGGATATGTGCAACTTTTAAAATTGAGACAAGATACGGCTTTTATGAAAGCCGCGCATGCCGCCAAGGTCAAAGAATTGGAAGGAAAACTCAAGGAGACCACGGAAATGCTGGAGCGGGTCAAAAAAAGTTCTACTACGCGGCTTCGCAATTCCCCGGCCGACGAAACGCCCACCCCGAAACGGCTCGATGCCGTCAACGTTTCCGGAAGCGAAGCGCTCGACGCGCACTTCAAAGCCGCCCAGGGCAAATAATCGCCATGAGCGACGACACCACGAAAGCAACTCCCCAAATGTGGGAGGGACGGCAAGTCATGCTGTGCCTCCCTCACTACAAAACGTCTAATCCGCGGACTACCTTTTCGTTGATGGCGATGTTCGATCGTCGCCGCATGGCGCAGTCGTTGGATTTCGGTGATGCCTTCGTCGCGCATTCCCGCAACAAACTTGCAGCCGGTTTTCTCCGGTCAAAAATGGAGTGGGCGCTGTTCGTCGACGACGACAACGTGCCGCCCTTCGGAAACGCTGCGCTATACAATTCGTTCACCGGGTTCAATCTGCCCGACAAGTTCGCGGGGATGCATGGGATTGATCGGCTCATGAGTCATGGAAAAACCCTGATCGGCGGGCTCTACCGCGGCCGATGGCCCCAGTCCGGGCCGGTCTTCGGCGAGGGTCCGGCGTTCCAACGATACCTGGAAGAAGCTCCGCGAGACGAAGTCCGGGAAACGCAATGGGTCGGATTCGGCTTCGTGCTTGTTCATCGCAGCGTTTTTGAGGACATCGAAAAGGCGTTCCCGGATCTCGCGCGCGAGGAGGATGGATCCGGCGGAAATTGGTTTACGTCGTCCGAACACGATCTGGTCAAGGCAGTTCAGGAAGCGCTGGCCGAGTCGGATCCGGAAAAAATGCGGAAGATTCTGGAACTCGGGCTGGCCAAATCCAATCGCACGAGCAATCTCGGGGTGGGCGAGGACGTCATTTTTTGCCGGCGCGCGGCCCAGGCGGGGCACCAGTGTTTTGTCGATCTGGGCTGCATCGTGGCCCATCTAGGCGAATTTCCATACGGGTATCCCACGAAGCGTCGCTTATTGTGAAGCCCCGATCTCCCGAACATCGGAAGCATTTGGCAGAGCAGGCCCGGCAATGGCGGATAAAGAATCCGGTCCGTCGACGAATAAATCGTCGGAGTTATGATCTGAAGAAGAAATATGGTCTGTCGTTGGAGCAATTTGAAAATATGCTCAACGCGCAGGGAGGAGTATGCGCGATTTGTCGGAAGAAAACCGTTCGCATGGCCGTCGACCATTGTCATAAAACCGGCAAAATTCGTGGCATTTTGTGCATCCAATGCAACCCGGGTCTTGGAAAATTTTTTGATTCCCCCGATCTTTGCCGGCGAGCGGCAGAATATCTGGAGCGGCACCAAAACTTATTACTTGACAAATCCTCGTCGGGCGCAACTTTCCCACTGAGCTAAAATGTCTCCCTGCTATGCTCCGGCAGGGAATCGGCCTAATGTCGCGTCGGATGGCCTCGATGCGAAAACGGAACCGGCGTAACCCGGTAAAACGACAATCGCCCAAAATTCTGGGCAAAGACATTTATGGCAGACTGTATTACCCCAGCGGCCTTGTCCGACATCGCGCAGAAAGATTCCTCGCGTTTGGTTGGTCAGATCGCGAAAGCCCTCGCGGCTAACTCCCCTTTCATCAACGTAATTGGCGGCGGGACTTTCCCGTCCGGGGTTTCCGATGAAATTAGAACGTCGGTTCAGCAACAGGCGGCTCCTGGCGATTCCCTCGCCTTGCCCACTTTCGTGTGCGACACCGAATTGTGCGGCACTGTCGGTCTCCAGGATCTGACCGATGCGATCGATTTCACTGCCCGCCTCGAATCGAAGCGTGGTTTCGGTCCCCGGGTTTGCGTCAAGAAAGGCTATTCGGCCTTCAAGACGTCCTACCTCGCGGCCGAGGATTCCCTCAAAAAGCTGATGACGCAATACATCAATTCCGATGTGCGCGCCCAGCTCTACCTCCGCTCCGCCTCGAAATTCGTGGCTGCGGTCGGCTGGGACTTCAACTCCCTGTTCACCGGCGGCAATGAAACCGACGTCGGGGTCAAGTTCGCGCCGATCACCCCCACCGCGCCGATCAGCTTCAAAGCTCTCCATGCAATCGCCCGCTACCTCAAGGAAGCGCTGTTCGCCGAGATGTTCGACGCCGGCGGCAAGGGCATGCCCAACTTCCGATTCATCGGCAGCTCGGACATCATCGAGTCGTTCCGCAATGAGATCGGCGTCAAGGACGTTCTGTGCTGCTTGACCACTGGTCAATACAAGCTCGGCGAAGTGGCAGTTTCCGCCTACTCCTTCGAGCAGGCCCCCGCCTATCGCGGCATTTCTTTCGGAACCGATCAGCGCCCGCTTCGCTCGAACGGCTTCAACGCCGACGGCACGCTGAATCTGATCGATCCAGTGATCACGGTGGTCAACACCTGCAAAAACACGGCGTATGCCAAGGCGAACCCCGCATGGCTCACCGCCAGCAACGAAGTCGGCTTCCTTTTCGCTGACAACTCGTTCAACCGGTTGACTCCGGAACGCTACACTGGCGAGGGGACTTTCAAGTTCGCTCCTCAGCTTTTCGCCGGCGAACTCGACTGGCACTACGTGATCGACAATGATTGCAACGTCTTCGGCGATTTCGGTTGGCATACGTATCAGATTACGCGCGCCTACCAGCCGGTGCGTCCGCAGCACATTGTGCCGATTCTTTACAAACGCTGCTTGGCCGATCTGGGCCTCGAAGTGTGTGACCCGGCCAGCGCTTCCAGCTACAGCGGTGCGGACTCGTTTGCAACGCTCGGCGTGTGCGAGGCGGAAGATTGCAACAACCCCGGCGGTTGCGTCTAAGCCCAAGGATTCGTGGGGCGGGGCGGTTCCATCGGGGAACCGCCCCGTTTTTCTTATCGGGCAGAATGGATAACTGATCTATGATTATGATACCGGAATGGGTGAAAGTAAAAGTCGTTGCAATTACCGGCTTGGCGACCACTGCACTGCCGACTTTTTGGGATCACGTCAGCCCAATCCTGGATGTCTTGATCAAGGTCGGTCAAGTCGGGGTTGCCGCGGTCACAATCGGATATGTCTACACGAAATGGCGCAACGCGCGCCGAAAGAAATGAAACGAATTTTTTCCATCCTGGCCGCTCTTGTGTTGACCGGCTGTAGTCTCATACCGCTGGCCCCCGGACACGCCAGTTTTCGTTCTGAGAACGGCTCGACATACGAAGTCCAGCAATCGCAGAATCCAAAAACGGCGACGACTCAGAAATACGAGCGAACAAAGGACGGAACCGAGAAATTTGAAACCACGATCGGCGCGGCCCAGAAGGATACCGCTCGCGAGATGGCCGCGAAATTGTCTTCTCTCAAGGGGGTCGTTTGGATCGGGATTTTGGTGTTTTTGTTTGGCGTCGCATCCTTTGTATGGCCGCCATTAAAAGTCATCGTCGGCGGGAGCGTCACGACCAGCGCAGTGATTGCTGCGGCCGGCCTCGCGTTAATCATTTTGCCGAGTCTTTTGGTCGGACACGAGATCCTAATCCTGGCAGTTTGTGCTGGCGTGGCCGGGATCTATTGGTTTGCTCACCGACACGGAACTTTAAAGGGCGTGATCGATACTCTGAAGGAGAAATAATATGCCGTGTGGAAGCTGCAACGGAAATTGTCACGACTGTGAAAACGGCCAATGCAAAGATTGCATAAACGGAAATCGATGCAACAACTGCACCCCCTGCAATGCGTGCCCAGTTAACACGGCGGATTGTGAAACTCTGCCGAGTGCGCTGGATAATTTTACACAACAATTCTTTGGGTCGATCCAACGAACCGTAGTCGATGGCAAGGTCACCTGGGTGTTACCCGGCGATCTCAACGCGGGCCTTCCTGGCAATCCTCGGCTCGACGGCGAAGGGCTTGCGACATATTTCCTTCGGCTGTTCAACGATGGTATTATCGGGCTTGTCGGCCCCCAGGGCGACACCGGTGCAACCGGTGCGGCCGGTCACAATGCGTATGCTGTCGCCACGAGCGGATTCAACACACCGACGCCGGCGGCTCCGGATTCTCAATTCACAATTATTCCCACACCCGTCCTTTCAATCGGTCAGACAGTTTTCATTCCGGGGGCGGGCTGGGTGGTGATACTGGATATTTTCCAGAATTCTGAAGTATTTACACGACTAATTGAGCCGATTGCAAATCAGTCCGCTTTCATCCCTCCCGGCACTTTGATTTTGCCGACGGGCCCGCGAGGCGTCGGCGAAAAAGGAGAAAAAGGCGATAAAGGTAATAAAGGAGATACGGGTGCGACAGGCGCAACCGGTGCGGCGGGCACTCCCGGCGCGACGGGTCCCGTAGGTCCCGCTGGCACCGCAGCTACTAACACAAACGGATTGAACACTGGTGGCAATACTGATTATACGATGACCAATTCGTATGCCAAAGTGGATTTTGGCACTAACGATTTGGATGCGACGTTGCCCGCGGCCGGAACGTATTTGGTAATCGTTACGCTATCGTGTCTAAATGACTCGGGAGGAACGCACGAATGGGACTTCAAACTTTTTAATTCCACATTGGCCGCGGATGTTCCGAATACAGAAATGCAAATGGCTATGGAAGTTCATACCATCTTCACAACGGTTCAATTAATTGCCCAGGTAGTCACCAGTGCGGATAATCAAGTGATCCAGGTTTTTGCGCAATCCAGTTCAGGAGCCGCAACACAAACCATCGGCTATACTTTATCTCGGCTCTTATATATCCGGCTTCAATGAATCTCGGCAATATTCCAATAATTCGGGATGCTGGTGAGTTTTCTGGTAAATGTAAAACCAAAGCCGGCGTTAAGGTTTTACATCGGATTCATCGCACATTGCCGCCCTTTATTCTTCAAAATGAGGACCAAGAGGTATTACAAGACGAATCCGGCGCGCCGATCCTGGACGAGACGACTGGCGCGTATGTTTATGATACGCTGCGCAATGGCGGTGAATTCCAAAGTTGATTATGGCAAAAATTTCTGCATACGATGACGCGCCACCGAATCCCGTTGGATTTCTTTTCATGGCGGTTCAAATTGGTGTTGACGGAGCTGGAAATCCTGTATATAAGACTTATAGAATCGAGCCCGATCGGGTGGGTGCGCAAGGCCCAATCGGACCCCAGGGATTGACCGGTCCGGCGGGCGAACCGGGACCAACTGGCGCAACGGGGGCAACCGGATCAGCCGGCGCAACCGGAGCCACGGGACCCGCGGGTGCGACAGGTGCGACGGGAGCCACGGGTCCAACCGGGCCGACCGGGCCCGCAGGATCTTCTTCGTTCGCCGTTCAAACCTACGCGGCGACGTCGAATCTCGACTTCTCGGGCGCGGACTATATTCAGATCACGCTGGCTGGAAATATCACATTCACCACATCGAATCGCGCTGCGCCGAAATCCATCACGGTATTCATTGTTGGTGATGGCTCAACTCGAAACTTGACCTTTCCGGCTGGATGGATCTTCGTCGGCGGCACCGCTCCAACGACGCTCGCCGCCGGCAAAGTCGGCGTGTTGACGGCAACTTGTCGTGGTGTCAATGACTCGGACATTATTTTCGCTTACGCAGTTCAAAGCTGACATGGGAAAATTTCTGTCACTCGCGGATACCGCTTTCCTGAAAAATGGAGGATTCAATCCTGCAAGCATTTCAGGCCTTTGGCGTTGGTATAAAGCAGATGCATATCTAGGCATTGCGAATGACGGAGATACGGTTGGAGGGGGAACCAACACACGCGGTCCATGGCACGATTATTCGGGGAATGGAGACGATGCGACTAACGGCACTACGGGACCTGTCTATAAAACGAATCAAATCGGAACGATGCCAATCCTTCAAATGGGAGAACTAAGCTTTTCCCCGGGGGGATTAAA